TCCTCGCCTCTCACACGTCGGGCTTTGGCAACAAGCTCTCCACCGGCCTCTCCGCAATGGTGGGCAACCGCATGACGGCGCGTGCGCGCAAGGCGCTCACCGAGGACGGGCTGTTCAAGGACGGCAAGCTGATCGACCAAGAGGGCTGGATCTCCAACAATTTCGACTGGACCCAGCACCACATTCGGCCGTTGCTCGAAAAGCAGGGAGTGAAATTCGGCGAGGACATGAGCGAGGAGGACAAGGCCAAGGCGGTCAAGTTCACCTCGGCCCACTTTTCGGCAAAGAATGCCGCGGACCTGGTGCTGACCAATCTTCTGGATCAGCCGCTGGTCGAGCGCGCGAGGAGCCGCCACACGGTCGGCCTCGAGAAGATGGACGACCTCCAACGCAAGGATGCAGGGCTCGCCTTTGAAGGTGTCAAGAAACAGCTCCTCGACGCCAGCACCGCAGTGGCGAAGATCGGCCCGGTGATCGACGCCTTGAACAGCGCGGCCAAGGCGCTGGGCAACTTCACCAAGGCGGTCAACAGCGGCAAGGTCGGAGAGGACACGCGCGGCGGTCGCTGGCTGAAAGAACTGGGAACTCCGGTCGAGGCTCTCAACGAGCGAACCAACCGCGAGAACCTCGCGGCTCAGGCGCGCGAGATCGACGGCAAGCTCGCCGGCGGCTATCTGGACGACGCCACCGCCCGCAAGCTGCGCTTGCGCCGGTTCGACCTGCAGTCCGGCATCGATCAATCGAACAACGCCGCGACCATGCCTTCGATCTATTCCGACGCCGAGATGGAGCAGTGGCAGGAGCGCGCTCGCGAGCATAACCGCGGCAACTACGGCTCACGGCCAGGCGCTCCGACCATCCCCACTCCGACGCCGCGTCCTGCGGAAGCGGGCGCGGGCGGGATGCCTCCGGTGCAATCGCTCGAAGGCGCGAACGTGCAGGCGACGTTGTCCGGATCGGCTGAAGTCCACGGCGAGGTGAAACAGACCATCGTGGTGGAGGCCAGCGAGTATCTCAAGGCGCTGGTTCAGAAGATGGAAAACGGCATCAAGCTGATCGGCTCGCTCACGGCGAACGGTCCCGGCTCGACCGGCAAGAGCAGTCCGGACGCTGCGGCGCCAGCGGTAGGCTTCAACGGGGTTCCATAAATGGCGACGTTCCCTCCCAACACCGCCCCGGCCCCGCCGGTGCGGCCGCAAGCCGTGCGCGCGCGCGACTGGCTGCATACGCTGTGGCCCGCCTCCTACAAAGGCGTGCCGTTCAAGGTGGAGTGGGACGAGGAGGAGGGCTCGCGCCGCATCGTGGAGCACGAATTCCCGATGCGGGACGATCCGTTCCTTGAGGACCTCGGGGAAGGCGTCCGGCATTACCGCTGCGACGCCTACGTGGCATCCGACAGCGCGGACGGCGATGCGGCTTCGGTGATCGCGGTATGCGCCACGCGAGGCGCTGGCGCGCTCGTCCTGCCGTCTCACGGTCCTATCATCGTCCGCGCGCTGACCTTCAAGCGGAACCGGCAGAAGGACAAGCACGGTTATATCGCGCTGGAACTGCGCTTCGCCCGCGAAGGCGCGTCCTCGGCGCTGGCCTCCATCGGCTCGCTGGCGAACCTCGTTTTCGTGCAGGCCGACGCCACGTCGCTGGCGATCGCCAACGCCTTCGTGAAGAGCGTCCAAGTCACCCGCCAGGCGGACTACGTGGTCGCCGCAGTCAGCGACCGCACGCTCGACGCCGTGGCCGTGATGGAAGCGGTGCGGACCTCGCAGCCGGTCGATCCGGTCGTCAGCTCGGCACAGCGGAACGAAATCCAGTCCTTGTTCTCCGACGTGCCCGCTCTGCTCGCGGACCCTGCCGCGATCGCCACGCTCCCGCAGCGCATCGTCGCGGTCGCCCGGGCGCTGGGCGATGCCATGCCCGCCAGCGCGGCGGTCTCGGCGTTCGAGCAAATCCTTACCGATCCCTCGCTGGCCTCGCTTGCCGTCAAGTCCGCTTATCCGACGCCCTCGAGGCGCACCGCGGACGACAATGCCAACGCCGCCTACCAGATGCTCCGGCTCGCGGCGGCGACGGCCTATGCGGAGGCGATCGCCCGCATGTCGCTCCCCGACCGGCCGGCCGCGATCACGCTGCGCGCCAATGTCGTGGAGTATTTCGCGCAACAGACCGACGATCTGCCTTCGGGCAGCATTGATCTCGTGCACGCGATCTCCCTGCTTCGGGACAAGGTCGTCACGTATCTGTCGCGCACGATCATTGACCTTGCTCCGGTGGTCACGGTCGAGGCGAACCTGTCAATGCCGAGCCTGTTCTGGGCATGGCGGCTCTACGCCGACCCGACGCGCTCCCCCGAGCTGGTCGCCCGCAATCGCCTCCCGCATCCGTCGTTCTTTCCGATCTCGTTCGAGGCGTTGTCGCGGTAATGGCGAGCATTGAAACGATCAGCATCAACGGCTGGACCGCCTTTGAGGAAGTCACCGTGCACGCCGCCTTCAACGAGGCGGCGCGCTCATTCTCAGCCACGCTCGCGGCCGAGCTGGGCGCCTCCACCGTCAACCGCATCTTCGACGTTGGCACCGACGTGACGATCACCACCAACGGCGAGCTCCTGTTCACCGGCCACGTCGACCAAAAGGAGCCGCACCTCTCCGCGACCGAGGCCTACATCGAGATCAGCGGGCGGTCGAAGTCGGCCGACCTGGTCGACGGCAGCGCCGAGCACGACACCGGCTATTTCGAGAACAAGACGCCGCTCGAAATCGCGCAGGAAGTTTCCAGCAAATACGGCCCGAAGTGGGAGAGCGATCAGCAGCTGGAGAAGATCGACCAATATAAATTGCAGCAAGGCGAAAGCTGCTTCCGCTGCGTCGAGAAGATGGCCCGCGATCAGGGCATGACGATCACCGGCACGAAGGAAGGCAACGCCAAGATCACGAAGGCGGGAAGCGACCGCCAGGGCGGATCGCTCATCGAAGGCGTGTCGATCAAGATCGGCGTGGCGCATCACAACTCGGCTAATCGCCATTCTGAAATCACCGTGCGCGGCCAGCGCCCGAGTGGCCACGATGACGACAACCTGTGGATCGAGGAGACGGAGAAAGACAGCGCCGTAAAACGGCACCGCGCGCTCATCATCGTGCAGGACAGCGACACCGACAAAAAGCGGGCGAAGAAGCGGGCGAAAAACCGCAAGGACCGCACCGCGGGCAACTCGCTCAAGGCGACTATCACGGTGCAGGGCTTCCACGATGACAGCGGCCAGCTGTGGGAGCCGGGCAATCTGGTCTGGACCGAGAGCCCGTTCCTCGACATCGCGCAAGACATGCTGATCGAGAGCGTCGATTACCACCAATCGGAAAAAGGCAGCATCACCACGCTGAACCTCACCGACCCTCGCGCCTACGGCGGCGAGGGGGCGGGCGGCGGTAAGGGCAACCAATCCGGCGGCGAATGGGACATGGGGGAATAATCGAATGTCCAGCTGGGAGCACGACGACGGCATCCGGGTGACGACGCGTCGCGGCCGCATCACGAAGGTGGACGACAGCGGCACTCAGCAGCTGGTGGACCTCAAGATACTCAAGAACGAATTGCCGAAGAAGGTCTGGCGGCCGATGGACTTCGGCTACTTCTCCGTGCCACCGAACGACACCGACGGCGTCGTTGTGCAGATGGGATCTCGCTCCGATCGCACGCTCTACCTCGACGGCGGCCACAAGGACTATCGGCCGAGGAACCGGCCGGCCGGCTCGGCGGGCCTGTTCGATCAATACGGCAACTTGCTGCAGACCGATAAGGATCACTTCGGCGTCACGCACGCCAAGAAGATCAACCTGCAGATCGGCAAGGGCTACGACGCCAAGGATGCCGCAAATTACAGCGGCCCGACGATCTCCATCGTCGCGGACAGCAACTCGGTGACGATCACTTTCAACGATGCCTCGTTCAAACTGGAAAGCGGCAAGGCCACGGTGAAAGCGCCGACGGTCATCGTCGACAGTCCCGACGTGAACCTGGGCGGCTTGGGCGGAACGCTCGTCGGGCTGTGCGGCGGCGGATGCGCCACGAAAGTTAAGGCGGTCTAAATGGCTTCTCTCCGCATCCGGATCAACGAGGGCGAGGACAAGCAACCGATCCTGCTCTGGGACAGCGTGTGGTCGCCGTCCGAAGGTATGGCCGACTGGGCGATGGCGGGCCCCGACGAGCCGCAGAACCAAGGCGGGCTACGTGCCAAAGCCGCACTGCATACCTCTGTCATCATTGCGCTTTTCACCGACAAGCGAATTCAGGACGACCACCCGCTGCGCTACCTGGTGGGCGACGGTGATCCTCGCGGCTGGTGGGGCGATGGCGCCGACGTGCAGAGCGATCTCGGTGAGACTGAAATGGGATCGCTGCTCTGGGTATTCGAGCGCGCACCCCTCACCGAAGATATTCGGCGTTGGGTCGAGGCGATCGCGCTCGACGCGCTCACGCCGCTTGTCAAACAAGGCGCCGTCACCCGCATCGACACTCAGGCCTTTGCGGAATTCGCGGAGGACCGCTGCGATCTCCTCATCGATCTTTACGGCCGCGACGGCACGCGGTCCTACAGCCACCGCTTTGACGACATCTGGCAGCAGTCGGTGACGTCGCCGGCGCCGAAGCCCTTCCCGCAATTCCCGACGTGAGGCCTGCCGAATGTTCCTGTCATCCTACAAGCTGCCGTCGATCAACGATCTCGTGGAGCGGTCGCGCTCGGCGTTTCGTTCCGTCCTCAAGGGGAGCGATGCCTGGCTGTGGCCGAATAACGTCTACGTCAGCGCCAAGGTCATCGGCGCAATGGTGTTCGAGGCGATGGGCTTCCTCGCCTACGTCCAGAAACAAATGTTCGCTTTCAGCGCGCCGGACATCGAGAGCCTGGGAAATCACGGGATCGAATTTAACATTCCGCAGAACCCGGCCGCGCCCGCCGAAGGCGTCGTCATCGTCACCGATACCGGCGCGGTCTCCATCGCCAACGGCGCGATCCTGCAGCGCACCGACGGTGTGCAGTTCATTGTCACCACTGGCGGCTCAATCGCGACCGCTGGCAGCGTCAGCGTGTCGGTCATCGCGGCGGTGGACGGCAAAATCACCAACTGCAATCCCGGCACCAATCTCTCCATCGTCTCCGGCGTGACCGGGACCGCGCCGACGGCAGCAGTCGACAGCAACGGGATCTCGCTCGGCGCCGACCTCGAGGACATCGAGAGCTGGCGCGCGCGCATCCTGTTCCGGAAGCGCAACCCACCGCACGGCGGCAGCGCCGCGGACTATGTCCAGTGGGCGGGCCAGGTCGCGGGCGTGTCGTTCTATATCGACCGGCCGACCGTCTACGTCGAGAGGCTGTGGAACGGCCCCGGCACGGTGCGCGTGTTTCCGCTGATGTATGATCTCTATGCCAACGGCATCCCGTCGCCCGCCGACGTGGTGCGAGTGCAGAACTACATCGAGACCGTCCGCCCCGCTGGCGCGAGGGTTACGGTAGCCGCGCCGCAGGCTGTGCCGGTCAACATCACCATTTCGGGCCTGCAGCCGAATACATTGGACGTGCAGAACGCCGTGCTGGCCGAGCTGCTCGACACATTCATCCGACTGTCTCGCGTTGCAGGCAATGACAGCAACTTCGGCAGCATGCCGTATCTGGCATATCCCACCTCGTTCTCCCTCTCGTGGATTTGGCAAGCCGTCGCCAATGCGACCGGCGAACAGCGGCACGTGATCGTGTCGCCGGTCGCTGACGTCGCTCTCACCGCAGGACAAATGGCGACGCTCGGGACGGTGACGTTCACCTAAACAGAAAGGGCCTTCGTCACCATGCGCTGTCCAACGCTTGACGACATCACCACGGCCACGCTCGCGCTGCTCCCGCGCGGCCGAGCGTGGCAAACCCGCGAAGGATCGCCGCGTCCTGGGATGGTTGCGGCCTTCAATCCGACCGCGTTCAATCCCGCCGCGTTCTCGGCAGCGCGCAAAAATCCGAGCATCCTTTATCTCTACTGGCGAGCGTTCGCCATCGTGATGCAATACCTCTCCGACCGCATTTGCGCGCTGCGGCTGGAGTTCTGGTGTCAGAGCATCGCCGAGACGCGCGCCGACTGGATGAACGAATACGGCCTACCGGACGCCTGCGATCCCTTCCCTGATCTCTGCACGAAGGTCGCGGCGATCGGCGGCACTCGCTGCGAATACTACGCGGAGGTCGCGGCGCGCTCCGGCTGGTCGATCCAGTGTGGCGAAGCTCTCCGAAGCTGCGGCAGCCACGCCGGCTTCGCGAGGGCTGGCCGCGCAAAGGCTGGTGCGACGCTAGGCTTCTCCGTCCTCCGCATCATCGTCTCGCTTCCCAACAGTCCGGCCTATCAGCCTGTCGCCCGCTATCTGCCTTCGCGTGCTGGCCGGATGCGAGCGGGCCGGCGGCTGTCGTGCCAACCCGATCTCCTACCGTTGCAGTGCATCCTTTCGCGCGTGATCCACGCTGAAATCCTTCAAGTCTATGAGGTGACAACCAATGTCTAGTATTGATCTCCTTGGCCCCGCCAACGCCCCGGGCGCAGTCACGTCGCGCCCCGGTGATACGCGGGCCTTCGGCACCGTCGACACATTCTTCAAGGATTGCAGCTCGCCGCTGCTCGACGACGGCACCGAATTCCAAGCCGCATGGTACAATCAAGTCCTGGCGGTCCTTCGCGCGCTGGCGCGCGGCAACGGCCAGACTGCGGGTGCGATCGACATCGTCACCCAGAACAACGCCGACGACAATCTGGTGCTCAAGGCCGTCCAGCACCTGATCCAGCGCGGACAGCCGCAATGGGCGGTCGACACTGGCGCTGCGAACGCGATGGTTATCGCTCCGACGCCCGCCGTGGCAGAGTACACCCCCGGCCTTCGCTTTTTTATCAAGACGGCCGCCGCGCCGACCGGGCCGACGACGCTCAACGCCAGCGCCTTGGGTAACGCCAACGTCTACAACAACGTGAACCAGCCGCTGAGTGGCGGCGAATGGGTCGCCGGTCAAATCATCCAGGTCGCCTATGACGGCGCTAACTTCCAGCTCGTCTGGATCAAGCAGCCGGGCGCGCCGATCTACCTCAACACGACGCGAGACTACTACATCAACTCCGTCACCGGTTCGAACAGCAACGATGGCCTGACGCCGGGCACGCCTTGGGCGACGCTGGCCTTCGCCGCGCAATTTATCTCGCGGTTCAATTTGAATGGCTTCAATCTGAATATGCACGTCGCGAACGGCGGCTATGCCAGCGTTTCGCTCCCGGGCCTTTCCGGTACGGGCAAGGTGAACTGGATCGGCAACCTCGCGTCGCCCGCGAGCTGTGTCATAACCGGGACCAATTCGTCGTCCGTGTTCAGCCTTGGCGCGTCCGGCCAGCATACAATGGACGGCTTCCGAGTGACCGCCTCGGGCGCGGCCCCCGGCGACGGCATTTGCGGCTTCTCCTGTGCCGGTAACAACACGCTCGTTTTAGGGGCCATCGACTTCGGCCCCTGCGTCGGCGCTCACATTTCGGCATCGCAAAATGCGCTCGTGTCGAACCTCACTGCAGGCTGTCTCTGGACAATCAGCGGTGGCTGTAGCGGGAACGCCCTCGAAGACGGATCGTTCCTATATACCTACGGTGGGAAATTTATCACCAACTCGGCCGGTGGCCCGGCGATCAACGTTCCAGGGCCGATCACGCTGGCCGGATCGTTCGTCGAAGCACACTATTCGGCCTTCGCACAGTTGGTCTACGCATCGTTGACTGGCGGCGGCAACGTCACCGGTCGACGCTTCCTGTCGGACACCAACTCTAACATTTCCGTCGCTGGCGGGGGCGCGTCTTACTACCCCGGCACGATCGCCGGCGTCGCATCTTCCGCCACCTTCGGCAGTTACACCTAACAGGGCAGGGACCAATGATTAGTTACAATCCGCGAAACTGGTACTGGGCTGTCCTCGGACGGTCGACACAGGTTTTTTCGAGTGCGACCGGCGGTTATGTCGATCTCACCGATGCGACGTTCAAGGCGTGGCTCGACGGCGGCGGCCACGCCACACTGATCGACGGCGAGGCGAGCCTGATTGCCGTTCTCGCGGAGGCCGCGCCGGACATCGTCGTTCACACACCGGCCGGACTTGCTGCCTATGCGGCGACGGCCCGGTACGCGAAAGAGAATGCCGGAATTGTTTTCAACGGCATCCCGATCGCCACAGATGACCGCTCAAAGCAGATGCTCATGGGCGCGCGGATCGCAGCGACTGCGGATCCCGCGTTCAAGGCGAATTGGGCGGGCTCGGACGGCAACGTCTACTCGCTGACGGCAGATCAGATCATCGCGGTATCGAACGCGGTGCTGGCTCACGTCAACTCCTGCTTCGATAAATTCGCTGCGGTCAAGGCCGCGATCGCGGCGGACACCGTACAGTCGAAGGCGGCGGTCGACGCTCTGTTCGCCTGACCTCCGAAGGGTTTCAGATCGCCAAAGGCCGCCCCACCGGGCGGCCTTTTCATTTGGTCATTGAGAAGCGAGAAGCATCACCATGCCCGTCAAGCACAATCATCATTCGGGCGCTCCGGATAACGGCGATCCCACCGAAATCCAGCCGTCGCATTGGGATGCCGACCATGTCTTGACGGGCTTCCTCGCGCTGCTGGACGCGCTGGTTGCTGCACCGAATTCGATCATCACGCTCGATGGCGCCGCGCAGCCCTCGACTGTACTGCTGTCGACGCTTGCTCCGTCGTTTTCCCCGAACTTCACCGGCGTCCCGCTGGCGCCGACGGCCGCGCTCGGCGTGTTCACCAATCAGATCGCGACGATGGCGGCGGTGCAAAACGCGATCAGCGCCCTCGTGGCTTCCGCGCCTGGCACGCTCGATACGCTCAATGAAATCTCCGCCGCGCTCGGAGCCGATCCTAACTTTTCCGCGACCATGCTCACCGCGCTGGGCAATCGTCTCCGCGTCGACGCCGCGCAAGGACTGACGACGCCGCAGAAGGCGCAGGCGGTCGCCAACCTCGGGCTTGCCGTCGTCGCGGTGTCCGGCGCCTACGCGGACTTGTCCGGCAAGCCGACGCTCGGCACCGCAGCGGCGCTGAATGTAGGCACCGGCGCGAACCAAGTCGTGCAGCTGGACGGTTCCGGGCACATGCCGGCGGTCGACGGATCGGCGCTGACCAACGTTATTACTACCGGCTCTATTCTTTATTCCGCATCGCAATCGCTGACCGACGCGCAAAAGCTGCAAGCGCTATCGAACCTCTCGCAGGTTCCGCAGTGCGGGCGTTTTGTGTACTCCAGCGCGACGGCTTGCCAGTTCGCCCCGTTTCGCGGCGACCTGATTAAAATTAACGGCCTTGTGTACCGCATCCCGGGAGCGGGCATCGCCGGCCTCGCCAACACCGGCATTTTCATCAACGGAGTAGCCGGGCAAAATCTGGCGGCCTCGACGCTGTATTATGTCTTTGCGTTCATCAACGGCGGCGTCATCACGGCGGATTTTTCCAACACCGTCGGACACGCCACCGATACTTCCGCAGGAAACTCCGGCGTCGAAGTCAAGAACGGCGACGGCACCCGATCGCTGATCGGCATGATCTACACCAACGGCAGCAGCCAGTTTCAGGACAACACCGCTACGACGGTCGGGGTTATCTCGTGGTTCAATCGCCGCCAACGGCAGATGCAATCGGCTCTGGCAAATTCGGGGACGATCACGACGACCTATTGGCAGGAAGTGGCCGCCGCTATGCGGCTGTCGTTTCTGGTTTGGTCCGATGAAAATTGGGTCACTGCGACCGCGACCGGAGATGCCGCGGTGACAGGCGCTGCGGCGAACTACGGGATTGGCATCGGGCTTGATGGCGTCACTGGCACGGCGCTGTTGCCCGGCTACGCTGTTCCGTATTTCACCAACTCCAACCACAACGCCGTATCGGCAGCGGGAGCCGGGGTCGGGCTTACCGAAGGGGCTCACTTCATCACCATGCTAGGCGGTGCCAACGCCGGCAGCGTTCAGTATGCAACCTGCGGCACGACGGCGCGGTTCAGCGGCTAGGCATCTAAGGCCGCCCTTTCGGGGCGGCCTTTTCAATTTTGACGGGGGCATATTTCATGACGCTTCGCATTGAGGAGCAGCTGCTCCGTCGCATGTGGCCGCACGGCGACAGCCACATTCCCGGGCTCATCAAGGGCATCGCTCAATCGTCGGAGGCGGTGCTGCGGAAACGCAACATCACCACGGCGCTCCAGCTTGCTCACATCATGGCGCAGCTCAGCCTCGAGTGCGGCGGCGGCACCGAAGTGGTCGAGAACCTGAACTACACCACGCCGCGCGCGATGATGACCGCATGGCCGCGTCGCTTTCCGACGGTCTCCTCGACGGTCGCCTTCCTTCACAATCCCCGGAAGCTGGCGAACAACGTCTACAACGGGCGCATGGGCAACCGCCCGGGGACCAATGACGGCTACGATTTTCGCGGCCGCGGCGGATCCCAGACCACCGGCCGCTCTGCCTATGACAAGCTCGGCCGCGCCTCGGGCCACGACCTGATCGGCAACCCCGATCTCCTCAACGATCCGGAACTGTTCTTCGACTTCGCGGTGGCCGACTTCATCATGTGCGGCTGTCTGCCTTATTGCTCGCCGCGCCCGGGCCTGCCGCTCGGCGACATCCTCGGCGTCACTCACCATTTGAACGGCGGCACCAACGGGCTGGCCGGGCGCAAGGAGTGGTTTGCTCGCTGGTGGCCGGTGCTCAGGGGCATGGACGCCGCAGCGCGGCCGGTGGCCCTTCTGGCGCCGCCTGTGAACGACGACGACGCGGACGCCGCTCCGACGCTTGCGGACGCTCCTGGAACGGCTCCAGCTGCCGAAGAGCCGGTTCCGGAGGACGACGGCGTGCTGCGCTACGGCTGCGGCCACGACAAGCCGGACTTCAAGGTCAAGGCGCTGCAGGAGCTGCTCGCCTCCAAAGGCTACACCACTGGCCGGATGGACGGCGACTTCTCGACCGGAACCCGGGCTTGCGTCCTCGCCGCGCAGGCCGACAACGGCCTGCCGCTCACCGGCGAGGTCGACCCCGCGACTTGGGCCGCGTTCCAGAACATGCCGGACAAGCCGGTGGCGGAAGATCGAGCGAACGCCACGGCTGGCGATCTCGCGGCCGCAGGCTCGGAGACGGTGCGCGACGGCCAGCACGTGGGCCTGATTGGCAAGGGTCTCGCCTTCCTCGGCGTCGGCAAAGCCGCGGACGCGACCGGCGCGCTCGATCACGTCAAGGGCGCCGTCGACCAGGTCAACACCGCGCGCTCCATCCTCGACAGCGCCGGCGACGTACTGACGTGGGCGGCCTCGCATTGGTGGATCGGCGCGCTCGGCGTCGGCTTCCTCGCGTGGGTGCTCGGCAATCGCATCATCACCAAGCGCGTTCAGGACCACCGCAGCGCGCGCATTCTCTAGGGGAGACACACCATGATCGCTTTAATCACCCGCGCCGCGGGCATGTTCGGCTTGAGCCTGGCCCCGCTTTGGGCCGGCGCGATCGCCGCCCTCCTGATCGGAGGCGGCTTCGGCGTCTACAGCCTCAAGCTCTACAACGCGGGGTACCGCTCCGCCGATAGCAAGTGCCAGGCGGCGGCGCTGCAGTCCGAGATCGACGCGTTGAAAGCGGATCGCGACAACGCGAAGCGGGCGGCTGGCGACGCCGCGCTCCGTCTCGCCACCATCGAGAAGCAGTCCACAGAAAATCAGGAAAGGACATCAGCCTATGTTGCCGAACTCGAACGAGCAGCCGCCGCGCCGCCGCCGAAGGACGGCAAGCCTGCTGTTGGGAAGCCTTGCGCTCTCACTGCCGCTGATCTCCGGGGGATGCGCGCACCAGTCGCCCGCGCCCGTCCCATTCGCCCGCGACCTTCCGTCGGCCCCCGATGGCTTGCTCCAGCCGGTAGCGGTCCCGCCGTTAAAGCTAGGTGAGGACGCCCGGATCCCGCTCGCCAAGACGCGGGATGCTCTCGAAGAAGCCAACTCGCGCTTGTCCGGCGGCGCGGGTTGGTATGACAGCGTGCGCCAGGACTACGGAGCCAAGCAACAATGAGCGAGTGGGCCATCATCATCGCCGCGATCAGCCTCGAGGTGGTCATTCTCACCAGCGCCGTCGGCATCGTCTGGAAGCTGTCGCGGATCGAGCTGGCACTCCGATCAGACTTCACGGAGAAGCACACGCTATTGGCGGCCCACTTCGCCGACAAGCACTCCTCTATCAGTGCCGACTTCACCGAAAAACATGCCCTGTTGGCGGCGAAGGTCTATCAAATCGAAATCTGGGCGCGAGACGAGTTTGTCCGCAAAGGCAGCTTTGACACAGTGGTGGCACGGCTGGAAAAGACGATGGAGTTGATGGCAACCAAGATTGAAACCGCCGTCGACAAAATGGCGAGCCGCATCGAGAACATCGGCCGCGACCACCACGCCTAAACCCTCAATCGGAGCATCACCCGAATGAAGCGAACCATGATCGCGGCAGCGTTCGCGCTTGTCGCCCTTTCCGCGCCGGCCGAAGCCCGCCGTCACAAGCCCACCGACGTGCCGACCGTCTGCGCCAACCCGGTCGACGTCATGCGTCCCTGCGCGTTCTACTTCACCGACGGGATCCGTTCCGTGTTCAGGCAGATCGGCCGCGGCGTTGGCGGTGCTGTTACACCCTCGCACCGTCGAGGGAGGGTTCTCGGCGGACGCCCTGCGGCCTGTCGCGGCATCCCGTGGTGCGGCTGTTGGCTGCGGCTGCAGAAGGGCATCGCGGATCGGCGGCTCAATCTGGCGCGTGCCTGGGCGAGTGTCGGTGTGAGGGCTGGCGGACCCGCCGCCGGCGTCATCGCCGTGTGGCGTCACCACGTCGGGGAGATCGTCGCCGTTCCCGGGCCCGGGCGCATCATCCTGCGCTCCGGAAACGACGGCCACGCCGTTCGCGAGCGCGAGCGTTCCACGAGCGGCATCATCGCCTATCGGCGCGTCTGAACGCGCTGGCAATTGGATCGAGCCTATTCCTGTCAATTCGCGAGGTTCACATGAGCGGCATCAAGGTGTTCTGGCTGGAGCCGACCGATCGGGAGCGGCACTGGCTGCGGCGCTTCTCAAGCAGCGAGAAGCGCAAATGCGGCGTGTCCGCATCGTACTGCAACGCCATGTTCGAGCTCGGCGAGGCGGACATTCTCTACACCAAGGACGGCTACATCGACGGCGCGCGCAAGGGACCGCCGACGACGGATCCCCGCTGGCCGACGAAGTGCACCAGATGCGGCGTACCGTTCGCCTCCGACGATGCGTTTCAGGTATTCGGTCGACAGGTTTACGTGAGGCCGGACACCGGCTTTCGGTGCACACTGGAGGAAGCGCCGCCTGGCGCTTGTTGGGATGCGTGGTGGATCACCGAGCGGAAAAAGAACGGTCCAACCGGCTGCGGCTATCACGTCGGCCCCGATCACCGCTGCCTGATCGTCAAATGTCCGGACGGCCACGATTGGATGATTGACGGGCGCGCCAGCAACTGCACGCGACCGACCGACAACACGCACCATTGCTGGGTCCGGCACGGCCGCCCGGAGGACGGTACCCTGCACGTCGACAAACTCGGCGATACCTGTGCCGCCGGCGCCGGGTCGATCGTGACGCCGAAGTGGCATGGCTTCCTGCGCCACGGCGAACTGGTCACTTGCTGAAAAGAGTTCTGTGCTGTGTCGCGATGTTGCGGCTGGCACTCTGGGCGATCCCCGCCCTTGTGAATTGGTTCAGGCGCGCGAGCGTCTCAAGTAACCGACGCGGATCGCCTTCCGCGTCCGGTCGCCCTTTGCCATAGGGGGCGTATCCTACGAGCAAACTGCCCCGCGCTTCGGCGCGGGGCTTTTTTTGTGTCCGGATTTAGAGCGGCGGCGCGGGCGAAAAGAACCACAGCACCGCCGCGATGCAGGCCGCGATGCCTACGAGAACGACGAGCGACCGCCGTGCCAACTTCGAGCCGGCGATCGCCAGCACCACCAGCATAAAGAAAATCAGGAAGGTCCAGGTCAGGCCGGTCATCGTTGCTTCACTCCAGTTGGTTCGATGAATACCACGGGTTCGAACCTCTCATAACGCCATGAGCCTCCGGACCATGAACGGCAGACCGGGCCGCCGTCCACGATGGCCCGAACTTGCCACAGGTTTCCGGCCCATTCGAACTTCGCTCCGACATCGACCCAATCAGGTAGTGTCACAGTGCCGGTCATTTCCAAGGCTCTCCGTTCGGTTTCTTGATGTTCACGTTGCCGTCGGCGTCGACCGTGGTTTCCGCGAAGTGCCCCGGGACGACGAGGGGGTTCGCCGGGTTGAAACCGGCATGGTGCAAGACGGGTCGCTGGCCCTTTCCGACGGCCTCGATCTCGTCGGCACACACCCTCAATTCTTTGGCGACGTTGCCAGCATACGGCTCGCCAAGACACTCGGCGATCTCCCGAATTTCATCGGCGATCTCGCTTAGGGGCCTGACGCCCGCGTTTTCCAAATCTCGTTTTGTCCTATTGGTTTCCATCGTGTCGCGCCTCGGCGTTTTCCAAAAAATGCTAGTAGTTTCCGATACCGCGACGAATTTTAAGTCCCTTGCGTCTACCAATTCCGCCACGTCCGCTCGTTGATTTATAAGACCTTTTCGGCGTTTCCCGCCTGACGTTTTCCAAACATGCTTAACCGTTTTCCAAAACGGTTCACGATGCACCCCCAGCATCCTTCACCCGCTTGAAGGCGCGGATGACGTTCTCCTCGGCTTCGACGTGCCGCGTATAGTGCGCGCCCATGCGCTCGGATTTGTCGCCGAGCAGGCCGGCGATCTCCGAATTGGTGGCACCTCCGGTCCGCTTCCACCATGCGGCGTAAGAGACGCGCAGGCCGTGCAGCGTGGTCCCGGCGCCGATCAGCCCCTTGCGCTCAAGGTCGCGGAGATAGTGGCTGACGCGGGTTTGCATTTCCTTTTCGCTCGGCCACGGCGTCCCATCGTCGCGCATCGCAATGAGAGTGCCGGATCGGTTCAAGCCCGCGAGGAAGGGTTGGAGCTCGGGCATCGCCGGCAGGTAGAGGCCGCGCTTGTTTTTGCGGGTCACGAAGCGGAAGCACATGCCGGTCAACTCGTCCGGTTGGTAATGCTTCCAACTGGCGACGACGATGCTCTGCCCGCGCAGGCCGCCGAACCGCGCCAGCATCAACGGGATCTTGATCTCCATCGGCGCGTGAGCGAAGGCGGTCGGAAGCTCCGCCTTGAACCACTCGCGGTTGGCGTTCGGATCGGCTTCGTGAGCCTTGTCCATGCCGCGACAGGGATTGACCATCATCCCTGTTTTGTTTCCGCGCTTCACCGCCTGGGTGAACATAGACGACAGCGCGCTAATCATCTGATCGGCGAAGCGCGGCCACTTCTGGTTCGCGCACTTGTCGCGGAGGTCGTAAAGGTCGGGCTGTGTGATGTCGACCAATGCGATGTCGAACTCGTCGCGAAGCCAATCGAAGGCGTCGAGGTAGTCCGTCCTCGTCGCGGCCGCCAGCTTGGTCCGCCACTTCGGATAACCGTCCGGATTTTCACCGAAGCGGTCCTCTGCCTTTCGCTCCTCAGCCGTGCGGTCAATGTCGCCGTTGGTGAACCAGTGCACGAAGCCGCCGAGCGTCTCGACAGAGAACGAGCTCGCAGGGCGGGCGCGCGTCCGTGGGCGGTTGTAGCCGGCGATAAATTCGGGGGAAGCGAGCGCGCGCTCAAGGTCGGCGCGGCTGCCTTCGAGGCCCTTTATCAGGGCCGCGCCGCTCGAACGGAGATAGACGTACCACTTGCCCCGCGCTCGGGCGATCTTCAAACCTTGCAGCTTAACCCTTACCACCGACACGCTCCCCGATACGCCTACGCTGCGTAGTGGGGGAGGCTGCGTCGTTTTTATCGAGCGTGTCAAGCCATCCGTCGAGGCGGGCGCGACGGTAGCGGTGCCCGCGCGTGGATTGCGTGAATTCGATGGGCTTGACAGGACACACCTCCTTGAAGGTATCGACGCTCAGACCGCAGTAAGCCGCGGCCTGGTCGAGACGGAGCGCTTCCGGCCAGTATGGGAGGCGGTCCGACATTCAGGCGTTCGCAACCTCGGGGCACGGATGCGCGGCGATCGCCTCGTCCAGTGTGATAGCCCGCTCGCTCTCGGCGAGCGGGATCACGGCGATAGTCGTCTGCTGGTTGACTTCCCACTCCATCGACGCGCGCGGATCGAGCAAGTCGAGCGAGGGCAGGGGACCGCGCAGCCCTCGACGCCAGACTAAATAATTCATAGGGCTACAGGTTCTATGTGGTCGCGCGCGTAGCGCTCAATCTGCTCCGCCGCGATGCGAGCGCATCGCTCGCCAAACTCGACCGGATCAAACGAGCCGTTATGCAATGCCGCCGCACTGCACAATCCAAACGCAGCCTTCGCTACGTGAGCATAGGAGAGCGTCGGCACAATGTCCGCGACCGATAGGCCAGCGTCGACGCCATAAGTCTCCACCACGCGAGCGTCGATCTCGACGGCGACGGCGCTCCACGTTTCGATCATATCTTTGTGAGTTGGATTGAGCAGCACCGCGTCGTGTGCGCCCTCGGGAATATTGATCTTTGCTTGCATAGCGTTTTTGCCTTTTTTGGTTCTTTTTCAAACGGGAGTTTTAGGGACTTTTCCCGTTAGAAGGGAATGTCGTCGTCCATGTCGTTGTTCCGTCGACCGCTTGCAACCCGACCGCCGCCGAAGTCATCGTCACCACCGCCTTCGCGGCTATCGCGGCCGTCGAGCATAACCAGCTTCGCTCCGAAACCTTGGAGCACCACTTCGGTGGAATACTTCTCGACGCCGGATTGATCGGTCCACTTGCGCGTCTGCAGCGCGCCCTCGAGGTAGACCTTTGCGCCTTTCTTGAGATACTGCTCCGCGACTTTCGCGAGCGCCTCCGACCAGATGACGACGCGATGCCATTCGGTCTTTTCCTTGCGCTCGCCGCTCGCCTTGTCGCGCCAACTCTCGCTCGTTGCCACGCTGAGATTTGCGACGATGCTTCCCGAGTTCAGCCGCTTGACTTCGGGATCCTTGCCGAGATTGCCGACGAGGATCACCTTGTTAACACCAGCCATTTCAAATTCCCTTTTTCACCACGGACAGCGGAGACAGGGCACCAGCCACACCGATGCCGACGGGATCTTCCCCTCGACGCCGTAGACGACCACGCGCCCGTCTTCGATCAGCAGTAGCCAGTGCCTCACGGAAGCTCTTTGCGGCGGGCGATCGCGGCGTCCTGCAGCTCCTTGAACCGAACGACCTTGCAGGCTTCGCGCAGGTCTTTCTGCTCCGGACTATTCCACCACGGCGCAACCTCGGCGGCTTTGGTGAACGCGGCGAGCTTCGCCCGCAGGTACCGCTCATATTCCGCATCATTGATCGGCGTTGCGCCGGGCGGCCACGGGCGGTCCGCGCCGTCCTCCTCCTCGATCTCATCGGACGCCGCTTCATTGGTGGAGGCCGGCGCGGCTTTGTTTGTCCCCTCCGCCGTCGCGCCAGCCTCCGCGCTCGCCTCACCCCCAGATGAAGCGGCGTTCTGATTGGTGGAAGCCGATGCTACCGGCGCGGACCCGGTCGCGGCATCGGCTTCCTTGCTCGCCCCATTCGCGCCGGTTTTTTCTCCGGTGGGGTTCGCAACCTGCTTTGTCTCTTGCTTTGCTTCCGTTTTGGCCGCCTGAGTTTGGCCGTCGTTCTGGAAGTCGCTGCGGTCCGCCTCCGACACTTCGCCCGTTCCGGCGTCGTGGTCGATCACCTGGCCGGCCCCGTCTACCGCGCCGGCATACGTGTCGAACGCCTCGCGCGGAGCAAGGCGGCGCGTTGACGGCGCGGCGATGGCCGGAGTTGTCTCGTCGATCAGGCCGTGGTCGCGATCATCACGCGAAATCATCGCGTCCATGCTCTCGGAGTGCGGGAGCTGCTTGTAGTGTCGACGGCCGACGACCTTTTTGCACATTTCGGGAAAGAACGCGGTGTCCTTCCACGGGCCATTGCCCGCCTTTGACTTCTCCTGCACCTGCTTGATCTGGAACGCCGACATGACCTCGCGCACCGTCTCGCCAGTAACCAGCTTGGCTATGGAGTAGGCGCCAACGACGCCGCCAGATGGACCGGCGCCCATGTAAGGCTTGTGGCGGATAAAGGCGTTGTCGCCGAGTTCGTAGTCGAAGTCGTCTTTCTCATAGACGACGTTGACCTCCCACGACTTCACGTGCCCAGCCTCGAAAATCTTTTTCCTATAACCCTCGATCATCGGCATCCACGTCGCGATCTCCGCGCTACGTTTGCCGTCCTTGTTCTCACCGTAGGGCGCAATCGCGCCCTCGCGGCCATCCGGCAGCAAACCATCTTGCGCCGCGCGGACACAGGCGTTCCAGAGTGACGGGAAGGTGCATGTGAGCAGCGATGGCTTGTTCTGCAGGGCGGTCATCAGCACCGAAACAAAGCGCTTCGGTGTGATGGTTGGCGGCAACGCATCCTCCAGCGTTGCCATGCGCTTCTCGACATAGTCGCGGAACTGCACGATAGGCGGTTGTGCTTTCGCCGCTTGCGTCGTCGCGGGTAGATTGTCGGTTGGAGCTTGCTGCGGTGCGGCCTTCGCGGCGGTGCGCTCGGCGGTCTTGGTCGTCGTTGCCATTTTCAGTGGTCCTTTTTAGCTGCGGCGGAATAGTGCTTCGGCTTCCTCGTAGACGCGCACGCCATCGACTTTGGTGGCGCCCTTCTGTTTCTTCACGACGGCGCGGACGGCCTTGTCGATGTCAGCGGGCGCAAAAAACATTCGCAGCGCGTTGAGGTCGACCTTCGTGTAGTCCTCAATCTGGAATTTCCAGACCATCACGGCTGTTGCCAAGCCGCTGTCGCTGCGGACGCGGGCGATGTCGGCGGCCTTTGGAGCCGGCGCGGCCTGTGCTTGGCTACTCAGCTGATCGGACGCGCGGACGTGCTCGACCGCCTGATCCGTGTCGCCAAACTCGGCTGCGACTTGGGCGTCTTTCGCGTGCTGATCGGCCGCCGCGCGCAAGCGCGCCTGTTCCTCGGCCCTCTCGCGTAGCTCCGCTGCGATCTTCGCGCGGGAGTACACGGTCGCCCGTTCCTTCGCGGCCTCGACGATCTTGACGCAGCGATCTATCGGCCCGCCGAAAACGCTCTTGATGACCTGAGTGATCGGCCGCTGCTCATTGAGGCGGGCGGTGTCGAGCACCTTCAACAGCGAGTTGGCGTCAAGGCCTATCTCCGTCCAGGCGCTCAGATCCTGGTCGGTCGCGATCTTCTCCGGCGCATCGTTGGCGCGGGCGGCGATCGCCTCGACCTTCGCCAAGTCCAGTCCATAGGTCTCGACCAGTTCGGACGCGAACAGCTCGTGGACCTTCGGCGGCTTGTTACCGCCGAGGCCGAGCCGCGGATCGACCGCCTCAGAAACGAGCTTGTTCGGCATCTATGATCTCCTTTGGCCGCAAGTCGGTGACGTTGAGTTTCCGGTACCGCGTCGGCTTCACTTCGAAGCCTTTGCGGTCAACAGTCTTGTGCGTGACCATGAAGCCGTGGAAGTGGGCCAACTCGGCCGCGCCCATCTTCGCCTTCAATTCGGTTTCGATCTCGCTAATGCTGGCCTCGGCCTCGGCAATCTCCGTCTTGAGCCGCGCGCGCTCCGCGAGCGCGGAGGTCAGGTAATTGTCGCCGGTAAGGTCGATGTGTATGAGCGGGTCGCTCTCGGGGTACATGAGCTTGACCAGCGAGGCGTCAACGCTGCCGCTGGCGTCCGGCTCGATCTGCCACTCCACGTCCTGCCAGAATTGAGCGACGTCGTTCCGGATCGCGGCCTCGGCGCCGGCGTGACGGTCGAATTCGAAAATGTGCACGTCGTCACGAAACGGATGGTCGATGTAGACCGCGATGGCGCCGAACGCCGCGTCGTGGAGCATCGCCTCCGTGAGAGCTTGCAGCCTGATCCACATGGGCGGCGCAATCACGCCGTCCTCGTCGCGCCACGCCTTCTCAAAAACGCCTGCGATAGAGAGCTTAGTCTGGAGAATGCCCACGCCGCGAGGATCGCCGTGAATGTAGAAGTCGGGCGTTCCACCGAGCCGCAGCGACGGGTCGCGGAGATATTCCCCGGCCGGGACAATCTGCCACTCCGGACGCTCCTGACCGACGCGCGCGGCCACCGCCGCCTCGAGCAACGAGCCGCGCCGCATCCGGACGTTCTCCTCGACCTTGAAGTCGAAGCCGGTTTTTTCTTTGTAGAGCCGGAGGCGCGACGTGTACGGGTGCAGCCCGCGCAGCGCACCTATGGTGCTGGCTGTCACGTCGCCCTTGCGGAGATCGAGCCACTGCTCGCGGCTCGTGATCGGGATCCGTTGAACAATCATTGCGCGGCGGCGTCCGCGAAAGCACCACGAAGAAGCGGCTCCAACTCTTGCGCCGCGCTCCACAACTCAACGTCCACGATAGCGTCGAACAGTGCGTCCATGTCAGGCTCGATGACGCGCTCCGGCAAGTCGGAGGCAACGTCGGCGAGCTCGTCAGTGACGAACGGGCTCGGAGGGAGAGGGGTGGTCATTGTGCAAGTTCCTTTGCCGATGGGGACAACTCAAACACAACAACAACGCTAGGAATTCCGCCGAAGTAGGTAAGCGCGCGCTCGCGGTAGAGGCGCGTCATGCGCGCCTTCGACAACGCTCCCCACGGCGGTGCGAACCGCAGCGCTAACTCGTCGATGGCGAGGGCTTGCTTAAAAATCTCGTGCTCGATCGCCTTACTCTGCGCCGGTGATATGATCCGCATCGCTCACGCCCACGACCGCTTGAGGCCGATGCGGCGCGTCTGCTCGATCACTTCGTCCACGCAAGCGAGGATGTCACCGCTGAGATAGCCGAGGATTTGCAGCTTGCGGATCACGTCGCGCTCGTCGCCCAGGTCGACGTCGAGGCAACGGAGCTTGGCAACCATCGAGGCAACGAGGTCGTGGCGCGTCATGGCCGCACCTCGAAGTTACCGTCAGCATTGCGGACGACGATGCCGAGCAACAATCCGGAGGAGATGATTGCTGTCTGGCGCTGAATGTCATTTTGGCGCGCTTTCTCGCCCATCACAGCCGCGTCGATCGACCAGAAGCCGAGCGGCCCGGTCGATCGGCCGAGCGTATGGTGCGACACCATCGAGAACGCGAGTTGCCGGAGAGTTTCTCGCCGAGGTGGGCAAGCCAGCTTCAAAAGCAGCCGGAGTTGGATGCGCTGTAGCGAGAGAGCTTCGTTTTGTGTTGTCATGTGCCCGCCGGACCAAATCAGTTGGTGCGGTAGGACTACATTCCGTAGCGTGACGGTGTCAACTACGCATCGTAGGAAATATTTTAGGGCGCCGCCGTCAGGCGAGCGACCGATGCACCGATGCACCGTCGTGTAGGAACCTTGGAACTGAACCTATTCCACTAGACGCGCCCTAAAGGGCGCTAGTGATAGATTAGAATATAACTACTCCGCGCGAGCGCGCGCGTAGCAAGGTCCGTGCCGGATCGACGGGTGCATCACGATGCACCGCAAATGCACCGTCGATGCACCCGATTGTGGCGAGACCGTGCGCCTGTGGATAACGGGGAGATCAGCGCGGCGCGATGGCCACGATCTTGGACGCCCAGACGATCCGTGTGCGGTCGACTACTTGGGCAGACCCGGTTTCGTAGTGTTCGATCTCCGCGCCTTTGACCCTGCGGAGAACAATGCGGTTACCTTCGAGGCCGAGAACAGCAAGACCTTGAAGGCCGCCCGGCTTGAACGGCTCGCGGTGATCCTCGAAAAAGGCATACATGCCTTCTGCCAAGCTTCTGCCCTTAATTTCGAGCGCCACCGTGCGGTCGGTTGCAAACCCTTGACGCTCCAGGCGATCGGCATCGAAGCCATATAGCGAGCCTTCCCCCGTAGGCACGCCAAACCAGCCGATGACTGGCGTGGTGTGCTGTTCAACCCTTGTTGGAGACCCGCTGGCCTTGGCTCTGGCGATAACGGGCGAAGCACCTTCTCCGGTGTATAGCCAGCTCGCGTCACACTGCAGGTGTGGAGACCAGCCTTTCGCCTCCTCCCACTTGAAGTCTCGGCCGCCCGGCTGCTGCGCCCGCTCCTTCGAACTGTAGGTTGATACCGCAAGTCCAAGCTTCTTCGCCATATCGGCTTGGTTAAGCCCCAAACGCTCGCGAGCGATCCGTAACCGGTCGCCTCGTGTGTTCTTCTCCATCAAATCACCCCTGCAGAACGCAAATTGGAATTCTGTCAACACAGAATTGGTCGGTTATACCATAAAAATCGCTACGAAAGGTAGTTGACTTAAAAAAACACAAAACGTAGTGCTGCCAGACCGTCGGCAAATCAGAGGCATATTCGGGATGGCACGCGCAAAGACACTGGACGACCTGATTGCACTCTGGCCGAGCGTTGCGGCGTTCGGAGAGGACGCCGGATCGGGTCTTCTCGATCCGAAGCCGGTCAGGGCGAACCACGTCCACACGATCAAGGCGCGCAAGAAGCTGCCGAGCGAGTACTGGCCGGGCATCATCGCTGGCGCGAAGGCGCGCGGGATCCGCGGGATCACGGCCGAGCTGCTCCTCGAAATTCAAACCCACATGGCCGAGACAGCATGAGGCGACAAAAGCACTATCCGTTGCTTGAGGCCGCGATCCGCCAGCATCTTGGCAACGATTGGACGTCGCCGCGCGCTCTGGCCGAGCGATTGACGATTTGGGAAGTCAACACCGTGCGCGACGCGCTGCGTGTCATGGCGCATCGGGGTGAGTTCGAAGGGCGGAGCCAGGTAGTGCACTCAGCTAAGACCATGAGGCTCTACCGCGCGCCCAGCCACCAGCGTAGCGCGTAAAAGTCCGAAAGCATCACAGAACAAACCAAACACCAGCGAGGGGTCAATGGCGGAAGCAGCGAGAGCGAACAATATCAGCCGCGAGGAGATCGAGGCTTATCTGGATCGATGGGAAGGCCTTGAGGAGGAGGCTCTCGGGATCATGATGACGGCGATGGCGGAGTGCAAAAACGGGCCGCGCTCGGGGCAAAAAGACCTCCGCGCCGAAATGAAGGGCAAGGGCGTCCGGATGAAAACGTTTAACGCGTTGTGGGCGCAGCGCGACTTTGAGCGCAAGGCACGCGCGAAGCTCGACGCTCTGGAGGACGACGACCGCGACCAGATGCGGGAATTTGTCCAAGCGATGGGCGACACGCCGTTCGGCCAGCTCATTCAGGCGCGATTGGACGAACCGCTCCTTCCCTGATCGTTTTTCCTTTTTTAGTAAAAATCGAACCAGCTGCGGCATGTGTATAGCCGCAGCCAAAGGCGAGCCGTCTCGCCCATGGTCGAGCTATGCCCTTTGTCGGCAAAATCATGACGTTCGACCTCGCCGCCAGCACTGGCTTTGCGAAGGGCGATCCGGACGCGCTACCGTCGTTCGGATCGCACCTATTCAAATCGACAGGCGATAATTTCGGCAGGCATCAAGCGAACGTCCGCGAGTGGCTCGGGCAAATCCTCGTCGTCGAAAGACCGGCGCTGATCGGCTACGAGCAGCCGAGCGTGTTCAGCAAGACGACGCCGGCGACCATCATCAAGCTCTGTTCCTACGCCTCGACGCTGGAGGAGCTGTGTCTGCGGGAAAACCTCAACATTCCGGTGCGGCAGGTTAATCCGTCACAGGTGAAAAAATTCTGGACCGGCAAAGGCAACGCAAAAAAGCCGGACATGGAGGCGCGCGCCAAGAAGCTCGGCTTCGCGGTCCGCAACGATGACGAAGCCGACGCGGTCGCCCAGTGGTTCTACATGGTCCATTGCTATGGCTCGGAGGAGCAAATCGCCCGCTTCGAGCAGATGCGGTTCGAAGTTGACATGGGCCGCGCGCAAAAGGCGGTGTTCTGATGAACCCCGCCGCCGAGAAGCGCGCCGACGAAGCGATCACCGTCGCGATGGAGTTTGCCGAGTGCAAGCTCTCGCTGGCCCAAATGATCGACTTCGTCTGGCTGCAAGTGCACCTGATCCTCGGCAGTCAGCGCGCGCGGCTTCTTGCTGGTCTCACGGAGGAGCCAGACGCGAGCGAGATCGACCGCGCCGCTTGCGGCATGGCTGTGGTGAAGTTTCTGGAGAACCTGCGCGACCGCCCCAAGGAAGCCGCTGCCTGGCTGCGGAGCCGCGACAATGGATAGACCCGACTTCGGACTAGGCTCGTATTTCCATATCAAGTGGACGCCGGAGCGGGTCGCCTACGTGCGCCATTGCGCCACTGAATTGAAGATGAGCGCGGCGGCGATCGCCAAGGACATTGGCCTCGACGCGCGCGGCGGGCCGCGCATCGCGAACGCCTGCAAAGTGCACGGCATCCGGTTGCAGGGCAAAGGCGGAAGGCCGCCGCGCCGCACGCCGCCGATCCTGCTGGAGATCCCACTCGATTATCTGCCGACCCTCGAAAGGCTCGGCATCAAGCACAAACGTTCCCGCGTGGAGATCACAAGCCTCCTGCTTGAAGCGATGTTCTCGCAGGGCGAAACGTTCCTCGAAAACCTATTGGATTTGGACGGCGCCGGTGACTGACGTTGTGGAAGATCAATATCTGCCGGGCGACATCGAAGGCGAGGGCGGGGAGAAGCTGTCGGACCAACTCGCTGAACATCGCTTGATCGGCATTCTCTTACGCAACCCTGAGATCGCCGCAGAAATCCGAAGCCTAGTCTCCCCGCAAGAATTCTTTGATCGCGCTCTGGGGCGAGCATTTGACGGTATCGTGGCGGCAGAAGGGCTGCTCAGGAACGAGGACGTGATCGACTGGCTCGGCGGTTCTGCCGTCACGTTCGGCGATCGCACGGCGAAGCAATTCGTCGGCCACCTGATTGGCGAGAGCATGGACCTCACGCCGGCCGACGCCTCGGTGTACGCCAACTCCATCTTCGAATGTGCCGAGCGGCGCTTCACACAGGCGGGCGACACTAACCTGGTCGGTGCCGACGCGTGGCAGTCCAAGATGGGGCTCTCGACGTGGGGCGATCGCAACTCCGCAGTGACCGACGAATACGACGAGCTGGTGGAGGGCATCATTCCCGAGCGCGAGCTCGTCATAATGATCGGCCCGACACAGGCGGGCAAATCGTTTCTCGGCCGTCATCTGTGCTACTGCCTCGCCCGCGGCGTCGACTTCATGGGCCACCGCATCCTCAAGCCGGTCCCGGTTGTCTGGTGCGCCTATGAAGGCGGGCGCGGCATCAAGGCGCGCGATCAGGCCTATGAGAAGGCGACCGGCTTCGTCGGCGACATGCTGCTCGCCAACCTAGCCGAGCCGATCGACCTCTGGTCAAAAGAGCTCAACGTTGAGGAGCTGATTAAAGAGATCGAGGGCATCAAGCGCACGGAATTCGGCGGCCGCGATCCGGCCGCCATTTTCATTGACACGCACAACGCCGCGACACCTGGCGCCTCGGAGATCGACAGCGCTGACGTCTCCAAGATCAGGGACCGCTACAAGCGGATCGCCTCCGTGTTCAAGTGCACGGTCATCATCATCGGCCACACCAACTCGCTCGGCAAAATGCGCGGCAACGAGCAGCTGCCGAACAACGCGGAAACGGTAATCATCGTCAACAAAAAGACGCGCACCGAAAACCGCCAGATCATTCAGGTCAAGGACAACGACGCGCGCGACGTTCGCCACGTCGAGCTGTGGAAGCAGCGCGAGGGCCAGACCGGCCCGCTGTTCGACTTCGTTCTGCCCGCCTACGAAACCGGCCTCAAAAACAAATTCGGCAAGTATCGGACATCGTGCGTGGTCACGCCGCCGAACTTCGAAAGCGAGCCGGAGAAGGTCGAGGAGAAAAAGACCGTCACCACCAAGGCTGGCTTCAAGCTCACCGACATCGAGGATCAGTTCTTCGGCGTTCTGTGGAAGCAGCTTATGGAGGCCGGCGCCGACGCGCCGCCCGAGCTCAATCTCCCCAAGGGGACACGCGTGGTGCATCGCTCCGTGGTCGGCAAGGCCTATCGCGAAAGCTCAATTCCGGAGGACGGCGCGCAGCCGGTGAATTCCAACACCGTCAAGGCGCGGTGGGATCGCTCGTCGCGGCGGCTGCGAAAGTTCGACGTGATCGGTTTTCAGGAGCCTTACTTCTGGTGGACGGGCAAGCCGATCTTGGGGCGGCCCGCGACCCAGCCTCAACGTTCTATGTCGTTCGACCGCGACGAAGCACCAACCACCGCCGAATTCGACGGCTTTCCGGAGTGAGCACCATGCCTGAATTCTTCAACGCCCATCAGGTGATCGTCGGCTACTGCGGCGTGCCGGAGTGCCGCTGTGTGCACGTCCAGCTGCTCGACGCCGACGGCGAGCCGCGCGCCCAGGCGGTGATCGCTTGCGAGGAAGTCGAGGCGATCATTGGCGACCTGCAGAAGGTTCGCGCTCACGTTCTCGGCGGCCACACCAGCTTGGGGAGGCATTAAAATGCCGTTTACCGACATTGAAAAGCTGGCCGAGATTGATCGCGAAATGGCGCTGCGTTGCATCGTCTATCGCTGGCAAATCCGGAAAGGCAAATTGAGCAAGGAGCAGGCTCAACGCCAGATGGGCATCCTCACCGCGATCCGGCTGGACTACGCCGCGAAAGTGGCCGCGGCTCCGCGCTCGGCAGGTCCGCTGTTCGAATGATGGGTCGCGCCGCCAGACGCAAGCGGATCGCCGAGCAGATTGCGCTCGCGAAGGCGGCTGGCCGGCTCGACGTCATCGCTCGCCTTGAGGCCGCGTTGGAGCGGGTCGAGGACGAGGAGCGCGAGGAAGGGCGGATCGCATCGCGCGCGCGGCAACTCGACCGTCGGACCCACAAGGATCAGGACGGCAAGAAGCACACGCCGCAGCAAGAGCACTGGTGGCGGCGTCCGAAAGATTTACCGGAGCCGATAAAGCAACCGGACCTGACACCACCGGCCGGGCCCGGGGCCGAACTGGAGCCGCCGCCGCGCGACGGCCTGATCCCGGGCACCTTCAGGCTTTTGGATCCCACCCGCGTCGGCGGCATCGTGGACCGGCCGCGCGCGCCGAGGGTCTGGACCGGCCGTCACGTCGGCGCGCGGCTGATCGAGGCGCACAAGGTCCTCGCGCGACTGCCCGCGACCATCGGCCCGAAGGAATTCGGCAAGGCGTGGCCCGCCTACAAGCACGAATTCGGGGAACAGGTGCTGCAGGCCGGCGCCGGGACCTTGCTGTTCGGCCGCAACGCTCCGCTGCGCGGCGCGACCGCCGACGAGGTCGCCCGCATGAGCGAGGCGATCTACTGGCCGATGCAATTTGCTGACCTGTTCCTGTCCGGGGAAGCCGCCGACGTGAACGCCTGGGCGGCCGACACCACGGAGGAGGAATTCGAGCACGACAGCAAGGGCGCGCCGTGGTCCGCGCTCTGGCGGATTGCCGAGGCCTTGAACGCGGCCCGGGAGATTGTCCGGTGAACTCTACGAAACGTGTTTCACGTGAAACTGTTCCCAAATGTGGAACTACAAAGGAGATCGCACAATGAGCGAGCAGGCATTTCCGCTCCGCTGGCCCGAAGGCTGGCCGCGGACGCCGTACGGCCACAAAAAATCGGGCGACGAATTCAAACGCCAGGCATCTCCCGGCAGTCTCGCGAAAGCGATGCCGTCGTTTTCCAAGTCGCGCGACCGCCTGCTGGACGAGCTCCGGCTCCTCAAGGCGTCCAGCGTCGTGATCTCGACAAACCACAAGCCGGATCGGTACGGCATCCCCGTTGAGGCCAAACGCCGCCCCGACGACGATGGCGTGGCGGTGTATTTCGTCCTCAACAAGCGGCCGATGGTTATGGCGTGCGACCGCTTCACGACGGCGGCTGCGAACATGACATCGCTTGCGCTGGCCTTCGACGCGATGCGCCAGCTCGGCCGCCACGGCGGCGGCACGATGATGAACCGCGCCTTCGACGGCTTCGTGGCGATCGCGGCGCCCGGCAAGACCTGGTGGGACGTTCTGGAATGCCGACCGGACGCCACGCGTGAGGTGATCGAGGCTCAGTATCGGCGGCTGGCGCGCGACCGGCATCCGGACAGCCAGAGCGGCTCGCACGACGCGATGACGGCGCTCAACGAGGCGCGGGATGCTGCGATAAAGGCGAGGGCGGCATGAGTTTCGAACGCCCGCTTCACGCCTCGCAACACTGCCGCCATTACAGTTACGTGCGCGGGCCGGATTACGGCCCGCGATGCGCTTGCGGAATTGATCTCAAGGCGGAGGGCGCGAACGTCGCTCCCTGTATGCCGATGCCAGCGGTGACTGCGCCCGTCTGCGCCTGGCGCGAGGAATTCGCGGCCGAGGAGCACGCGGCGTGGGAGGAGTGGAGCTCGGCGCGCACCGTCCGAATGATCGTCATCATGGAGAAAATCCCGGGCAATTCGACCGACAGGAAAAACAGGCCGGAGTGGGGCAAGAGCGGCGAATTCGAGTGCCCCGCTTGCCCGATCGGGAAGGTGATGTGGTCGCGCGCGCGCTCCAACGGGCACGTCCATGCCTACTGCACCACGCCCGGCTGCTTTTCGGTGATGCAATGACCGAAAAATTCATCCCCACAGACGGCCGCGCGCTGACGCCGTACGAGCGCGAAATCCTGACCATTCTGCAGGAGGAGTGCGCCGAGGTTATCGTCGCCGCGTCGAAGCTGCTCCGCTTCGGCGCGGGCAACACCAACCCGTCGACCGGCCAGAGCAACGTTCGGGAGCTGAGCCTCGAGGTGGGCGACGTGCAACGGATGCTGGAATTGGTTGCACTCGCGGACCTGGTCGAACCGCGGGCGATGAATGAAGGCGTTGCGCGCAAGAGCGCGCGCCTCGCGATCTACCTGCAGAACGGCCCAAAGGAGAGCGACGATGGAAGAGCATAACCTCACGATTGTTTGCATACAGGCGGCACCGGGACGAGATCCCGATCCGCTCGTCCTGCACAACGCGATCAAGGACGGCTGGATCATCGGCACGGCCTACGGCGTGGCGCACCCGACCGGCAATTCGATCCTCCACTATTTCGTGCTGCATCGGCCGTTCGCGGTGGCGGACCCGTTGCCGCTGGCCGGTGTGAAGCCACCGGATGCGCCGGCCGTTCCGACCTCCGGCAGCGGCGTGAGACCGCCGCAGGGGAGGCGGCGATGACCGCGCGCGAAGGGCTGGCGATAAAGCCTGAAGCCCTGACGGCCCTCAAGAATTACACGCAGGCCGATGCTGACGGCGTGATGGTCAATGTTTCACGGCAAGCCTTGGATGAAGCTATTGCCGCCCTATCCTCCCTCCCATCACCGGAGTTGCCAGCCGGGGGGCTCTGTCACGATCACCCAATGAAGCGGTGCAGTCCTGATGATTGTTGCCTCCCAGCCCGCGCCCCACATGCCGAGGTGCGGGAGGCGTTGGCAGAGGCCATAGCGGTTTTTGAGGGCATGTGTGATGACGAAATCGACGTTGAATTACTACCGCGCCTGCGCGCCGCCCTCTCCCCGCCATCAGAACGGGAGACGGGCAAGTGAAGCATAAGTGGCAGTCCAAGGAACGTGCGATCAGAAACGCCGAGGAGAGAACGGGTGAGAAGTTCGACCTGTTGCCGTGCCCACATTGCGGGCATAGCGCGAACCTGACCGACCCCGATAAAGACCCCGACACATGGGGCGGATACCGATGGTCGATTGTTTGCTCTAGCTCGCATTGCCGAGCTTCGGTTTCGATGGTCGCAGATGGTTGGTTTGAGCAAATAAACGCCGAGCTAAACCGGCACATTGCATCGAATGATCTCTACCGGGATCGAGTGACCGATCTTCGCAGAATGTGGAACCGTCGTGTCACATCAGAACGGGAGACGGGATGCGAGGTCACGGGGACTGAGCGGGGCACCACATGAGCAATATCGAGGTTTTGCTGGCCTTTATCGGCTTCATGCTTGTCCTGATCTGGATGTACGTCAGGTGGATTTACCTCAAGGTCGAGTACGGAAAAGTGTTCGATCCGCAGGCTCCTGTGAACCAGTACGGCGAGGGCCTTGCCGATGCGATCCAAAATTCAATCGAGCGCGGGCAACGCGGAATTTCCACATGGGATCACCGATGACGCGCCCGGAAAGCGGCATCCATAAATGACGAAGCCGCCGCTCGTCCTGCACAGCACCGACCTTCCGCACGTCTTTCGCTGGACGCGCGACGGTCGCCGTGGGCAGGCGTGCCGCGTCCTCACCCACGCCAAAGACGGCACGTGCATGGTCGAATTCGCCGACGGCTATCGCATGGTGACTTACCTGAAATCGCTCCGGCGAAACGTCAAGAAACCGGGGGACTGCAGATGAGCTACACCGAGGGTCTTGTTAATGGCATGGCGGCGTACATCGCCATCCAGGTGGTCTTGACGGTCGACGGCGGCGAGCGGCCTCCGCTCTGGGCTGTTGCCATTCTGCTCTACGTCGCAGTCATGTGGGCCGCGAGCATTCTCCGTGCTTGACGTAACCGACGCAAATCAGCTCGTGATCGCAACGGGCATGGCGGCAACAACTCGCAACGAGCAGCTGGCGGAATACTATTTGAAGGCCGCTGGCGTGGCCGCGATCTGGATTGATCCGGACGGCCACGTGGGGGCCCAAGATGTCGCCCGCCTCAACGTAGATCCCGACCGCATCGCTTATTGCTGCGCTCGCGGCGTCCACTTCGTCCTCGCCTACCGGCTGCAGATGTGGAAGCAGGACCGGCCGGCGGGCCCGCCGCACCAGGCCGAGATCGCCGCCATGCTCGAGCAGCTGGCCGAGGAAGGCCGCGTCGGCCTGACGCCGCACCGGATCGCCGTCGAGCGCGCCCTGGCGGCGGTCGCGACCGTCAACAAGGCGATGGACGAGATGAAGGGCAACGGCGGGCTCACCGTCTTCAACCGCACCTTCAAGACCGCGCGCAAGGTCGATCCCTCGCTCCGGTACCACGACTATCTTCACAGTCACAAAGCCGGGATGCTTGAAGCACTGGCGAGGGAGACGACACGATGATGATGCCGTTTTATGTGGCCATCCGAGCCGCGATCATAATCTGGGTAACGCTCTCGCTGATCCCGGTGGAGGCCGTTTTCAACGCCGTCGAGGCCGAGATCGATCGCGAGCAAGACCAATGATCGGCCTCATCTCCTGCCTAGCGACCGGCGCCGCGGTACTGGCGCTGATCGGCGTGGCCATCTGGGTCATCGCCGGCGAGGCGTGGGGCCTGGCCTACACTGCCGTGGTCGCCATGCTGCTGGCCGCCACGCTCTTCCTGTTGATCTTCTGAGGAGGTTTCCCAATGTCCGCTTGTCCAGCTTGCCGTGGCCTTCCGTGCCGATGTTTCGAACCGGCCGAGCAGCTTTACCGCCGCTCGTTCGTGACGCCCGGTCCGGTGGCGAGTCGTCGAGACGTGGAGCTCCTCCTCTCCGCCGCTACGCTGCTCGCTACGGCGAAGCGGCTGGCCGAGGACGCGCTGCGATACGCCAACGAATTGGAGATCGAGGCGTGGGAGGAGCGCGCCACGTCGAGCGTCCGAGCTAAAGCCTTCACCGTGAGCGGCGATCTGGCGGCTCTGCAGGACCGATTGAAGCAACTGAAAGGGTGACGACAATGGAAAACCAAGACAAGACCGCGACCCTGATCCTCTCGGCCATCGTGGTGTTCGGCTTCGGCGGAGTGCTGATGATCTGGATGATGTTTCCGCCGACGTCACACAGCGACGTGCTGTCCGCGCTCGTAGGCGCCCTCGCGGCCGGCTATCTGCAGGTCATCAATTACTGGTTCCAGCGGCCGAAGCAGACGCCATGAGCCGCCGCAACATCGTTCAGTTCCCGCGACGGGTTCTCCCTGCGGTGCGTCAGCCGAAGCCCGCCGTGGTGGTGGTCCTGCCGGTGGTCCGCGTCGAGCGGTGCGACGACACGCCCGCGAAACCACGCCGTCGGCGTCGGTGATCCTCACATTGAGGGCGGAAAATTAAACGGTGCATCCGGGGTGCATCCGGGTGCATCGACCATGCACCGTCCCCAAAACGGCCACTGATTTGCCCGGGTGCGGAAATTATTTTCGTTCATCGAACGGTGCACGACGGTGCAAACGCGGTGCATTTGCGGTGCATCCTTGGTGATTTGCTAAAACCTACAAAGTCCGCTGAAACGCCTGATAACATTGGCCTACAGCATGATGCGCCCGAGCGGTGCATCGGTGCAAACCTATAAACCTCCTAACTTGCACCGTTGACAAAAGTTGACGGGACCCGGCTGTCTACGCACGCGCGGTCCGAAGGAGAACTATGTTCGAGGGAGGGCGGCGGCGTCAGCCGACCGACCGACCCACCTGACCGGACCTGAACTCACCACCTAGAAACTACCGGCGACCGGGAACGATCCCGGTCGCTGGCGTTTGGGGAGAGATCAGCATGGGGTGCCGGTGCAACGAGCGAGCAGCTGCGATGGTGCGAACCGTCAAGGCAATCGGGACCGGTGACGCCGCGGAAGCCGCGGCCCAGGTGCAGTTCATCACGAAATCGGCGGTCGAGGACGTGGCAACCACCGTGCGCTCGCAAATGCTCGCCGCCCGTAGCCGCCTCGCCATGATGCGGAGGCGATAATGGCCGCCATCGAGATCAAGGTCGACGTCCACCAGATAGCGGCGATCGCCAGCCGCTTCGCTCACGTCAAAGAAAAACTGCCAGCCGCGCTCGCCAAGGCCGTGCGCGAAATCGGACCGCCCGCCACAAGCGCCATGAAGGCCGCTCTGCCAGGCCAAACCGGTCTGAAGGCGAAGGTCATCAACAAGGCGCTCAAAGGCCGAAGCAGTGGTGTCACCTATGTCATCCAGTCGCACGGCGGCAACATTCGCCTGAAATACTTCGGCGCTCGCGAGACCGGCGCCGGCGTGACCGCCGCACCGTGGAATAGCCGCCGCCTCTACCCGGCGACGTTTATCAAATCAGGCTGGTGGCCGAACCGCGTCAAGCCGATTGCCAAAGGCCAAGTGCTGCGCCGAAAGACCGCCGCAAAATTCCCGCTGGAGGTCGTGCGCTCCGGCCTGTTCATTGCCGAGGAGATGGTCAAAGGCCCGTCAGCCGCTGCCTTCTACGGCACGGTCGATGCGCGGCTGGCGCCAGCCATCGAAGCGGTGCTGCTCAAGGCGCTGTAGCCGCCACCATGGAATGACAATGGAATTCCATTGCCGCCCGCTGTACAACCGCTGAACACCGCCGCCGCTGCCGCCATCACCGCCGAGCCGCTGCTGCTGCGCGCTTCACTGCACAACACGACGCACAACACGACGCGGAGACGCGCGCTAATCGCGCGCCTCTATCGCTGGCTCGTTCCCACCATCGTCCGCATGATCTATGCGGAAACGCCGTGCCTGCACCACCGTCCTCCTAATCAACGGGACGCGGACGCCTGTAGCGTCCTCTGGTGCGCGTCGATTTTCGGACAGTCTTTCGAGACGCGGACGGGATCGGACGCACCACCGACGTCCCCACGCGCGTCCCTCGCGCACCTCGCAGGGTTTTTTCTAAGTATCTTTTGGCCTCGATCCGCCATGCGAGCGCGACCCGCGCGACGTTTCTGCGTATCTGGAATTCCAAAAAACTCTGTTTCGTTTCAGTCCCTACGGTGGACGACGGGGGAACCCGATGGCGAAAAATGCGTGGATGCGCCCCAACGGCTCGATCAGCCGGAACCCCGGGAAGCCGCATAAGGTCAAGTCGTCGGGGCCGTGCCCGATCCTGAGCTGCACCCGTTGCCATTGGAGTGGCCGGCCTCCGGAGACAAAGCGCCCGCTTTGTCCGCTGTGCACGTGGCCGATTGGGAATTGGGGCTCGCCGCACGTCACACCGTCCGATGCGCGCTGGAACAAGCTGTACAAGCAGTTCGGTGGCCGCAAATGAAACTGCAGGTCCTCGATAACGACGGAACGGTGCTGTTCACCTTCGATCCGGACGCTCCGGTGCGCGGCACATTCATCGCGCGCCACGTCGGCTCCAAGCTGGTCGACCTTTTCCTTGACGCCGCGCTGTCCCTGAGCTGGACGCGCCGCCCGCCGATCCACCACCGCAATCCCACTGGAGGGGAACCATGAGAATTATGATCGTGAACGACGACGGCCTGGCTGTGATGAACTTTGACACGAAGGCCGCGACCGGCAGTCTCCTCGCCGTCGAGCAGGAAGCCAAAACCGAGATTGCGAACGCGCTGCACGACGCAGCGGCGTTCATGCAACAGGATCGCCACGTGATCTCCTCGATCACCGCGGACATTCGCGCGGCGGTCTCGAGGATCGAGGCCGAACTCGGCGGGCATCCGGCGTTCACCTGGGCGCAGACTAAGCTCGGCAATGCCATCGCACATCTGGAAGCCTTCGTCGCCGGAACGTGGACGGAGCCGCCGACGCAAATGGTCGCCGTCGACAATCGCGGGATCCAACTTCCTACGGAGCCGACTAGCTGATCGGCGCACTACCGCGCTGTGCATCGTCCGCGTCTTGAAGGCGGACAAAAACTGAGGGGACTACCACATGGCTAAACCGCAAGTCGTTATCGTCGGCGCCGACAAAGGCGGCGTCGGCAAAACCACCGTCTCTCGAATTCTCCTCGACTTTTTCGAGGATCGCGGCGTCCGGACCCGGGCTTTCGACACGGAGACGCCGGGCGGCGTCCTGAAACGCTTCCATCCGGCAGCGACCACGATTGTCGATCTCACTCACACGGACGGCCAGGTCGCCGTGTTCGACACGTTGCACACCGCGCCGGTGACGCTGATCGACATTCGCGCCGGCCTCCTGTCGCCGTCGCTCAAGCTGCTCGCTGAGTTGGGCTTCCTGAGCATGGCGCGCGAGGGCAAGCTGGACGTGAAGGTCCTGCACGTCATCGGCAGCACCGTCGCCTCGTTCAATGAGATCGCCGCGACAGCGGCCGCGCTCGCGGACGCCAAGCACTACGTCGTCACCAACCACACCAACGACGCCAGTTTCTTTTCCGGCATCGGCGCCGTCTCGAAGGAGGGTCTCGACGCGGCTGCGGTCATCGACATTGCCAAGCTGGACGAGCGGGCAATGGAGCATGTCGAGGCGTCCGGCCTGTCGTTCAACGCGTTCCGCAAGGATGACAATCAGTCGCTCGTGATCCGCAGGAAGGTCGGCCATTGGCTGTCGACCGTGTTCGCGGAATTCGACACTCGCAAGATGATTGCGGACTGATCCGATGGCTGACGCGCTGGAGGATCGCTGGATGCCTCGTTCTGGCGTGCGGCTGATCCAACAGCGCGCCGCCAACCGCACGGCCGAGGAGCGCGCGACCGCCGCAAGGGCGGTCGCCGCAGAGCAGGATGCGAGACGGGCGCGCCCTGGCTACGACGGGGACTGCCCGGAACGGATGCAAGGCGCGCTGCGCCTCAAGTGAACAATGGCTGCAAAGAAAAAGCCGACACCGAAGAAAAAGACGCCAGCGCCGCCGAGGACCGAGCGGAAGATCGAGGTCGTGCAGTGGCACGTCGATCAGCTGAAACCCTACGCGCGCAACTCTCGCACCCACAGCGCCAACCAGGTCGCCGCGCTCGCGCGCTCGATCACGCGCTTTGGCTTCACCAACCCGATCCTCGCGGGCGACGACGGAACGATTGTCGCCGGCCACGGGCGCTTGATGGCGGCCATGTCGATCGGCATGAAAACGGTCCCGGTTATCGTCGTCTCCGATTGGACCGACGAGGAGCGCCGCGCCTACGTGATCGCGGACAACAAGATCGCGCTCGACGCGGGCTGGGACGAGGCGTTGCTCAAGCTGGAGCTGGGCGAGCTCGCGGAGGCCGGGATTGATCTGGAGCTGACCGGCTTCAAAGAGGAGGAGCTAAACAGTCTGTTCGGCGCCGTCGCCGACGACATCGACAACTCCGAAGCCGCAGCGCCGCAACTGGACGGTCTGGCCTATTCGGTGATCGTCCGCTGCGATAGTGAGGCGCATCAAGGCGAACTGCTGGAACAGTTCGAGAAGCAGGGCCTCAAGACTGAGGCGCTGATAAGCTGAGAGGGGAAAACAGCTAATGAAGGTCGATCTGAGCGTTGAAACGAAGTTGGTTCGCACGACGCGGATCAAGCAGCTGTCGAGCATGTTCGACGTGCCGGCCGCCGAGAAGCTGGCGCACCAATGGTCCGGAGAGGTTCCGATTGAGGAGCGCGACTGGAACGTGGGGCTGATCGTCGGGCCTTCGGGCGCTGGCAAATCCTCCGTCATGCGCCAGATGTTTGGCGAGCCGCCGGTGATGAAGTGGGAAGCGGCGTCGGTCTGTGACGACTTCGACAAGCGTTTCAACATTCAGGACGTGGCGGAGATTTGCTCGGCTGTCGGCTTCAACACCATTCCGTCGTGGATGAAGCCGCACGGCGTCTTGTCGACCGGGGAGAAGTTTCGCGTCGAGCTCGCGCGGCATTTGCTCGAGGGCGGCGATCCTATCGTGGTGGACGAGTTCACTTCGGTGGTCGACCGCCAGGTGGCGCACATCGGTTGCCACGCCGTGCAGAAATACGTTCGCAAGAACGCTCGGAAATTCGTCGCCGTCACGTGCCACTATGACGTGCTGGAATGGTTGCAGCCGGATTGGATTTTAGAACCGGCTACAATGTCGTTCCAATGGAGGTTACTTCAACGAAGACCCTCTATTGATGTCGAAATCGCAAGGGTCGATCACTCGGCGTGGAAACTTTTCGCTCCGTTTCACTATCTGACCGGGGAATTGCACCGCGCCGCGTCGTGTTACGTGCTTTTCGTTGGCGGCGTGCCCGCTGCCTTCCAAGGCATCCTGCACCGTCCGCACCCGACGGCGCAGAACATCAAAGCCTCGTCGCGCGGCGTCACGCTGCCCGACTATCAAGGCCTCGGTCTGATCTTCGTGATGGTTGAGACGCTCGGTGCCGCCCACAAGGCGATCGGCAACCGGTTTCGGACCTATCCGGCGCACCCCTCCCTGATCCGCTCGTTCGATCGATCGGATAAGTGGATCATGACGAAGGAGCCGGGAAAATTCTCGAACCGGTTGAGCGAAAGCTCGAACCTGGGCGGCCCGCGCCGCGCCAAGATGGGATCTCGGCCTAACGCCGTGTTCGAGTATTGCGGCCCGGCGATGGGCGATCCGGTCACGGCGCGCGCCTTCATCGACGGCAAGTCCACGGCGTCCGTCGCCGCATAATCTCGCGGTGGCAGGGGATCAACTCCATGATCGTCTGCCACTCGCGCGCGCGGGCGTGTCCGCCTACGTGTCCGCTCGCGCCGCCGCAAGGTCGGCCGTTATCGGAGAAAAAAACCGCGTGTCTTTGGATATTTGGATTGTTCAAGGATCGCCGACTGAGGGGAGCGCACAATGAGGCTCGCAACAGCGATCAAGGCCGCGTGGGAGAAGCACGGCGAGGTCGACTTCGATCTCTATGAGGCCGAAGCGGAGCGGATGGCAGCGGAGATTGTTCGAGCAATCCCGCTGCGATCCATTATTCGCGAATGGCTCGCCCGAAGGCTCGCCGCATCGCGTCTTAATCGGTGGTGGTTGGCGGCGACGACGTTGCCTGATCCGCTGATTTGACTTCGTTGCAGCGCGGACAGGGTATTCCGCGCTTCGCCTCCGTCACGGTGTCAAATTGATACCAGTCGGATTGGAAGTGGCATTTCCGGCACTCGAATTGAACGACGGGTTTATCCTCACCGGCGCCGGCATCGCAGACGTGCATCAGCTGCCCCCGCGTTTTACGCGGGGGCCTTTCGAACATTTCAGACTGTCTTGCCATCGCTGACGACCTCCTGCAGTCCGGTTCCTCCGGACGCGTGACGGTCGGAAGCGGCGAGCATCTGCTTCTGCAGCCGCTCCGTGGCCTCGCGGTAGACCCGCTGTCCATACTCGCTCAATGCGCCGGGGCGCACCAAGCGGGCGAGAACGGCGGTCCACTGCGCTCCGGTCAACGTGATCGGAACCTCCGCCTCTGGAAACGGTGCAGCAGGGCGATCGTGATCCTCGACGATCTCGCGGACGCGATAGATCAGCCCGTTGATTGTCTCGAAAGCGTCCTCTATTGCGTCGTCGCTAGTGTCGATGTCGTATCTCTCCATTCTCGCGATGGTGCGGAGTAGGGCGAAGGCTTTGCTCTCTGGGTCTGTCATCGTGATCTCCTTTTTGTGTGTTTACGGTTTCAGTCGAAGGGCAGCGTGATCTCCTTGCCATCCGCAAGAATGACGACGCGGTAGGCTCGCTCCAGGTCGCTTGGAGCGATGAACGTTTCGAAGTCCAACATGCCGAGCCGCTGCCGCGCGCAAAGGCGGCAGTTGCCGTCGACGATGTGGCGCTCGCCTTCGCAGTCCAGGCTCAAGACTGGCTTCGCCAGAACGTCTGGCATCTGGCAGAAGCGGAGGACCTTCGGCCAGTCGATGTTGGCGGTGTGTGCCGCCGTCTGAGGCGGTATCACCGACATGGGGCGCCGGATCGGCGGGCCAAAAAGGCCCGCCTCCGCATCCTTCCGGATGCGCGTGATGTTCCACATGATCGCCTTGCCGGCGATGCTTGGGTCGAGGTCGTAGACTTCGTCGGTGATCGAGCATCCGATGAAGTCGATCCGCGGGTCTGTCATTGTCTGATCTCCGTTTCAAAATAGCGGCGCTCCGCTTCGTGAACCTCTAGTCCATAGCCAGCGTTCACGTCGACTTGGCATCGCTGCCGGAATTGCTCGCGAGTGAGCTTGGGCGGCATTGCATCGAGAATGTCCAAGACATACTCCTCGTCCACGTCGTCGGTCGTCATGTTCTGATCTCCTTTAGAGGTTGAGTAATTCAAGCAACGCTTGCGGCGCTTCCTGCAGGGATTGAACGCCACGCCACGGCACGAACGGCACCGGACGCGAATTCCGCAACACGAGCGCCCAATGCCCGCGCTGATACCACTTGCTCTTGTGATCGCGGACACAGTCCACGATCTCGGTGATGCCGATGATGCCGCCCTCCGGAAGCAGGGAAGGCGGTCGAACGCCATAGTGGCGCTCGATCTCGGCGGCGGTTATGTCATCGCCGCGCTTTGACGCGTGAACGATTAACGTTCCGCGGTACTGTGTCCGCCACGTTCTGTTCTCGACGTCCTTTAGTCCGTTGACGATCAGAGACGCCCACGGTTGCTTTATGGCGAGGACTTTGGCTTTCGGCAGCATCTGGTTTCCTGTCATTGAGAAGGTCTGTTGTTGTCGCCACGCGCCGCAGGTCGTGTTCCATCTGCAGAACGTGTTTACGCACCAGCACTAACCGATCCGCCATGAGCAGAAGGCGATCAGGAGAGACGCGCTGCGCTGCGACGCATTCGCCTTCCTTAAAGCCCGACTGGATCATGTCGGCCACGAGGTTGATCTTCCTTTCCAGCCGCGAGAGCGCGGCCAGGTCCTGTTCGGACGCGCGCGGCATTTCGCCGAAGGCGTCGAGTTGGTTCTCCGCATCGCGCAAGGCGATGCAAGCGTGTTTCACCTGTTCGGACGTTGTGAATTTGCCCGCGCTTATCGCGCGGACCATTGCGATCTGCCGAGCCGGTGGAAGGTGCGCCACGCCTCCCGCCATTGTCGACGCGAGCTGTCCCGAAGCCACGAGAGCTTGCACTTCGGGGATCAGTCTGAGCAGCAAGACGCGCTGTTGAACGAGCGCCGTGCTTTTCAGTCCTAACTCGGTGACGATGCGCTGCGCGTCAAAACCTTGATCGAGTAGGAGTTGAAAGGCGTTCGCCTCCTCGATAGGGTTCATATCCTGACGCTGCAGGTTCTCCACGATGGCGCGCAACGCCATTTCGTTCTCGTCGATCTCGACAACCTCGGCGCGGATTGTCTCCTCGCCGAGCAGCTGGTGAGCGCGGAAGCGACACTCGCCGGCTACGATCATGTAGCGGTCCGCTGCGATCCTCCGCAGTGCGATCGGTTGGATAAGCCCGCGCACCTTGATGGACGCGGCCAGCCGTTCAATGTGTTCCTGCGGGAACGCCTTGCGCGGCTGGCCGGGGTTGGCGATGATTTGTTCGAGTGGGATCATCGTCATCGCGAGAGCTTCCTTGCGAGCGCGCGCGCCACGGCGTCCTGGCTCCACAGTCCGTATTGCCCCTTGAGGGTCGTTCCGAAGGACTGCAGCTCCTCGACGATGACCGGCGCGGCCTTGTCCGCCACGCTGCCATAGACGCGATACACTTTGAGGAAGCGGCCTCCGGATTGAAAAACAGCGCCGGATGGGATCTCGGCGCTGCGCTCAATCATCGGCGGTGGGAAGAGGTCGAACTGCCTATTCACGATCCGCCTCCACTGCGACGCGAACGCCTTCCTTAATGCGCTCGCGGCACGTCGCCTTCATGCAGAATTGCTCGTAGTCGGACCAAGTCTGTTCGCTGTTTTGCGTCCCTGCTCTTGAGAGGAATGCCAACAGCGCCTCATAGAAGGCATTCTCGGCTGCAACCTGCCAAATGGAGCCTTCGTCGTCTCCGCTTTCGGTTCGTTTCGGGAACGCTTCGATTGCGAGGCGGAGAATTTCACCAAGTTCAATCATGGCGCCCTCCCTCGATCACGCGGAACGGGCCGACGCGAGCGCCCGGCTCGGCGGCCTTCCTGATATCGGCCACAATGGCGTCCTGCTTGTCCTGCGGGATGCCCATCGCGTCCCATAGCCGACGCAAGGCTGTTTCGGGGTCGTTATTCATCTTCTGATCTCCTTTTCAGAGCCGACATTTGGTAGTAGGATCAGGCCACGTCGGCGTTTCGGCCTGATCTCCTTTTCGCTGGCGAGGGCCGCGACCTGTACCGGGTCGCGGCCCGCATCGTTTTAGCGCTTCGCCTTCGCGGTCTTTTTCGCAGATGCCTTTCTCGCGGGTCCATCGTATCCGGACACGCGCAGCTGCTTCGGAAGCCACTTCGTCTTTGACACGTTGCCGACTGCGAACTTCACAGCCGACGCCTTGTCCATCTTCGCGACGGTCGCAGCGTGATCGTCGCCCATCGCTTCGCGGACGGCCTCCACGATGGTGGCGCGGGATGCCGACGTGAAATAATCTTTCGCGTCGAACTTCTCGCGCAGCGCGGCGTTCAGCGCCTTGCTGTCGATCGCCTCACACAACGCCTTGAACGGCTTCTCCTCCAAAGCCGGTAGCTTGCTGTACGGCTTTGCGAGGTTGACCGACTTCGCGGCAACTTTCGCGAGCTCCTTCACCAGTTCGGCGGTCGACAGTTTGAGCGCCGCAGCGAAGGCCGTTTCGAAGGCAGTACGTCCGCGCGATCCTTCGGCGCGGACGGCGCAAGCCTGATCGCCACTGGCAAATCCGGCGAGCATCGCGGCGAGCGCGACGTTCGAGGACTTGTCGAGTGTCGCCTGGGCGGCGGCCGTCAGCTGCTCGGCCAGACGCGTCACGAGATTGCCGGGGATCGCGTCCTCGGCCGCGACCGGCTTTTTTGCCTCCTCTTTTCCGCCCGTAGCCGCTTTGGCTGCGACTGCGGCCTTCGGCTCCGTGCGGCCGTAATCGACCGACAAGCCTTCGCGCCAAGCAACGGAGACGAAACAGCCGGCCTTGGCTTTCTGTTGCGGAGTGTAGGCGCGCAACTTGATCGCCGTCTCCAGCGCATCGTATTCAGCGCTGGCCGCCTCGTTGCCTTCGTTAGTGGTGCTCTCGTCGTCGCAGATCGCGGCCAGTTCCTTGAGCCGCTTTTTCTCCGTCGTTGTCGGTTTCGTCTCGACGTTTAGCCGTCCATACTGCCAATCGTTCGCCACGTCGGCGTCAGGCTTGGCCCACGCCCATCCGTCCTTGACAAGCAGTTCGCATGTCGCGGCGACGAGCTCGCCCACCATCGTCTGCACGAGCGCGGGATCGCTAACGACGTGATCCTCTCCGAATAGATCGCGGGTGATCTTTCCGCCGCGGGCTTCGTATGCCTCGGAGCCGATCACGCCGATCCATTTGCCCGCCTCGTTGTTGCCGATGCCGAGCGCCTCCCTGACGCGATAGGGATTGACAAAGCCTTCCAAGACAGTCTTGAGCGCCTTCGCCTGCAGCCTTTTGTCGGTGGACAGAGTGAACGTCTTGGCGACCTCGCCGCTGATCGTTCCATCTTCCCACGCCTTCAACACGCTTTCATCGAGCGAGCCAAGAGCGAGGCGTTGCTCGACGGCGCGGACAGGAACGCCAAAACGTTCCGCGATCTTCGCCGGATCGAGCGGCGCTTCCTTGTCGGTGTGAAGCGCAGCAAAGGCCCGATATTCGTCGACCGGGTGCATCGCAGTCCGCGCGACGTTGAGAGCGAGCGAAACCTCGCGCGCCTCCGCGTCCGTCTCGGGTCGGATGATAACAGGCACTTCGCAGTTGTCGGCAAACTCGCCGGCCTTCTGCAGAGCTTGGAGGGCGGCCAAGCGTTGTCCACCGTCGACAACGAGGTATCCCTTGCCGTTCGGTCGAACGGTCAACGGTTGCCGCAGTCCGATCGCCCTGATGGAGGCGACGAGGACGGGATCCACTCCACGGTTGGCGTGGCGAACGTTCGCCTTGTCGTCAATGCGGAGTGCCGAGAGCGGCAAAGTGGTTCGGTCAGACATAGTGATCTCCTTTTGGAGCGTTTGAAGTCGCCGGAATTGGCGCTTCGTTCCGCGCACCACGAGAGGATGCGCGGCGGCGAAGCGTCAGGAATTGTCAACCGCTTCCTCGGCGGTTCGCGCATATTGATAGTGGTCGAACGGCCCCGCGCCCGGTGCGCTGCGGTACCAATGCGGCCCGCCTTCATCCCACGTCCATCCCGCAGCTATGGCGGCCTGTGACGTAGCGTCGTCGCGACGCCGGATTGCTCTCGCGGTACAGCGCGACAGCGTCCTCCGTGGACGGGATTTCGACGCAGCGGGGATGCTGCGCATCCGTCAGCATGTAGACGAAGTGAGGAACGAATTCCCAATCGAACAAGTCGGGGCGCTCCTCCGGGGTAAGCTCGTCCCAAACGTCGCAGCACAGCAATGACAGCGCGATTGCCGCGTGGCGCATTTCGCCGGCGCCTCTCTGTTCGAAGCAATCAACGATGGCGTCCGGCTCGGCGTCGTCACGGGTACGACGCTCGAGCAGCGCCTCCCAAATGCAACAGGCAGCCTCGGCGTGTTCGGTGAAAAGGTTGGACATTGTCTGATCTCCCTTTTTGAAACAGAGACGGCGCGCAATCGCGCGCCGTCTGGTGAAGCGGGTTTAGGTTTCGGTCAGTGGCCGTGGTGCCAGGTCTTGCCTCCGTCGTGTGAGTGGTGGCCGTGGGCTACAGCCTGACGGTTAATAGCGCGTCCGGACATTTGCTCCGCGCGCGCAATCGCAGCCTTTGCGAGTGCCGATCCGGTCGCCATGACGCGGCGATAGATGCAAGCGTCGGTGACGCCGTCGCGTTCCTCGGCGGCGATGCCGTCGAACGTGACAGCGCCTTGAGGCCCGATAACAACGCGGACCTTTCCGGACGCCAGCCCCTTATTGACGCGGTCGAGGACGGCGCGCACTTCCGTGACGCGCTCTTGGATGGTCTGTCTCTCCTTCAATCGGGTATCGCACGGCATAATCAGAGCTCCACTGCGTTGGCGGTTACAGTCGGCTTGCCCACCGGGCGAAGCGGGGCGAGGTCAAGCGAACGTCCTTCGACTTGCGGCGCGGCGATCTCGCCGGCGTCGTCAAAATCGAGGAACGCCGTTCGGGCCTCCTCAATGCGTCGGATAGCTTGGCGGTCGATCTCCGCCTCGCCTTCCTCCGCTGACTTCACGATCTGGCGAGCCGCGGAGCGCGCAACGTCAATCGCGTTCCGCACTCGGGCCGCAGCGTCGCCAGTGAGCATCGCGCCAATGTTGCGAGCCCGGTTGGCCGCATCGCGGACCGTCTTGGGGTCGAGTTTCTTTAGTCCGTCCTCCATCGCTTCCATGAGCTCGCGGACTTCACTGTTGATCGCCTTGACGGCTTCCACGTCGTCGGGCGCGATGCGACCGATCATGACGTAGACAGACACGTGGGTGAGCGTGGCAGTCGCGTTGAATTCGTCCGCGAGCCTCCGCGCTTCGGCGATTGCGCTTTGCAAGCTCTCGGACGCGATCTCCGGACAGAGCAGTCCAAAGGCCGAACGGGAGCAAACGCTGCGGACGAGCGAGAGAGCCTTCGAACGCACCTTGATTGCGTTCTCGTGCTCCTCCGGGTCGCTGATGACGCGTTCGGTGAGCCACTTCGCTTGCCGCTTGCCTTCCTCCGTGACGTGATCGGCTTCGATCTCCTCTTTGTTGTAATTCACGTTGCCGCGAACAGAGGTGTTGAGGCTGACCAAGAGGCCGGGGCGGAGCGTGTTCATTCTGATAGCCATTGTGGTGGTTCCTTTTCGAATTGAGTTTCAAAAATTACGCAAGGTCGAGAACACGGTCGCCGGGCTGCGCTTTGGTTTTCGCATCCGACACACTGGCAGGACGCGCGCGCCCTTTTGCCCAATTACGCAAGCGAGTGATTTTCTCGCTGGCGGTTTTGCTGAGTGGCACAACGGTTCTGGCCGCAGCGAGAAGGTCGGCCGTGCTGAGAGCGCGGGCGTCATCTGCAAACGCGGTAAAGAGAGCGTCCGGAACGATGGCGGCGATCTCCGATCCGGTGAAGTCCTCGCACGTCGAGGCGATCCCGATCAGGTCAATGCCGTCATCTGTCCTGCCGTGCGAACGGAGCGCAGCGCGAAGAATTTCGATCCGTTCGGTGCGGGTCGGAAGATCAACCCACCAGACTTCGTCAAAGCGGCCCTTGCGGAGCAACTCGGGCGGAAGCCCTTCGACATCGTTCGCGGTCGCGATCACAAACGCCTCTCCGGAACGCTCTTGCATCCACGACAGGATGGCGCCGAGCGCATCGGATGACACTCCGCCGTCGGCAGAGCCCGACGTGGCGCCCTGCAGAGCCTTCTCGATCTCGTCAAACCAAACGACGCAACGGCCGATGGCTTCAATGACCTTGAAGGCCTTCCGCATGTTGCTCTCGCTCTCGCCGACGAATTTGGAGCGGAGGGCTCCAAGGTCCATCCGGAGAAGCGGCACTCCCCAGGCGGTGGCGATCGCCTTCGCGGTGAGGCTCTTGCCGCAGCCGGGGAGGCCGGCGAGCATCGCTCCTTTCGGAGCGGGCAAGCCATATTCGCGCGCCTTCTGGCTGTAAGCCGAGGAGCGAGCGTTCAGCCACGCTTTCAGGTTCTCCAGTCCTCCGACGGCGTCGAGGCCGCCCGGGAGCGGGTCGAACCACTCCAAGACACGTTCGCGAGCGATCACGCGGCGCTTCTCCTTCGCGATCACCTTCGGGTCGATGCGGCGCAGCTGGACGATGGACCGCGCGAAGCAGGACGAAGCCTCCTCGCCGGTCAGCCCGACAGCAGCGTCAATCGCGGCATCACGAGAGCCGTTCATGGCCGTGCCTTGCATGTCCTCCGGTAGCGAACGGACCGCAGCGTCGAGAATGGCGGCGATCTCCTCGCGATCCGGCATCGGCCACTCGATCACCGTGGCGTGGTTCGAAAGCTCGGGAGGAATGTCCGACGACGGCGACAGGATCACGATGGCTTGCGCCCGTTCGCGGTCGACGGCTGGAAGCGATCGAGCGAGATTGCGGAGTTGGCGCAGCGTCGTGGCTCCGGACGGTCCGGACAGCCACGCGGGAAGATCCCGCATGATGGTCAAGGTCCGTTCATTGCCGGTTTCGGCGCGAGAGCGAATGTTATTGAGCGCCTCGCCCGGGTCGTTGAGCTGATCCAGCACCTTTCCCGAAATATCGCAGATGCCTTGGCCGACGTCCCATGTCCGCATCGTGTAATTGGCGGCGGCCGCGGCTTCGATCAGGAGGCGTTCAACGCGCGCCTCTTCGCGTGTGACAATCCAGATGAGCGGATTGCGAGCGCGCAGCAACGCGGAAACGTCGGCTGCGACTTCCTGTCCTTTGGTAGTCATGTCTTGATCTCCTTTTGTGAAGTGCCGACATGGCGCTTCGTGCCGCGCTCCGGTGGAGCGCGGTGTCGAAACGTCACTGAATGTCGGGAACGACGCCGAGGATTTGGACCCAGAGCGTAACGACGGCGATGAAGATGCCGATGACAACGATGGCGATCGGGTCGCGAACCGGCAGCGGTCCGAGTTCGTCGCGGTGGTGATTGTCTTGCATTGGATTTGATCTCCTTTTTTAGAAACAAAAAAGAGACGGCGCGCGGTACCGGCGCGCGCCGTCCTTTTGATCCGGTCCGATTAGTTCAGCTTGATGCGCCCGTTTTCCAGCGGACCGCGCGGACAATCGACGCGTCGCTTAGGTGGATGCGTCGAGCCGAGCGGCGGGTGATTGGGTAGAACGAGGTCAGCCACGTTCCGTCGGCGAACTCGAATTGATGATAGCGTTTCATCTTGATCTCCTTTTGATGCGGCATTGCATCCCGTCGCGCCGCACTGTCACTGCGGCGCGAAAGGCTGAAATCCGATCTTCCTAATCCCATCGGTGCATCGGTGACGTGCCACTGCTCTTGCATCTGTTTGCTGCGGGAGGGCGTTGTCGGTTGCTGTGATGGCGTCGGAAAATGTTCAGCGATAAATCAGAACGATGGATTGCAACGCGTGTTCGCTTCGGCTGACATATTCTGTGACGTGGCCCAGATGATCGGCACTGCACTCAATGCGAAGCGTATGGCGCGGCGGGCGGAATAGTCTCCGGCCCAGTTGGCGCTGGCGTTGCGGTAGGATCGTTCTAACGATGTCAAACAGCGGCTGCGAAGTATGTCTCCGCGCGTTTCGTGTTCTTGACGTCCTCTGGGGCTTCACAGCCGCGCGACGTGCACTACGTAATGTAGTGGAACGCCAGATGGGTTGGAAGCTCTATTTTATTGGCAAGTGACTGAATTTGTTAGTGTTTTGATAATAATTACGTGGAAAACGCGCGTTTTCGGACGAAAAACGACTATCCCAGACGTTCCCACGTCCTCCGCCTTCGGATAATCAGAAGCTACAGAACGTATTGAGAGGGCGACGTGGCGGAGGAGAAGCTCGGCTCTGGCGAGTGCAACAGCGACACCGGCTCCAAATTGCTCATGTGCACGCCGCAGTGGTTCAATCAGCTGGTGCGCGACGGCTGGATTAAAAAGCTCGGCAAGAACCGCTACCGCGTCGTCGACGTGGTGCAGGGCTATATCAAACACCTGCAGGACGAAAACCGCCGCGCTCAGAAAAGCGCCGCTGCATCGCGCGTCCAAGACGCGCGGGCCGCCCAGATCGAAATGCTGACCGCGCGTGATATGGGCAAGCTGGTCGATGTGGATGACGTGCTGACGTGGCAGAGCGAGATACTCGGCGCGCTGCGCTCCGAGTTGACCGGCGTTCCCGCCGCGACGACGCGCGACCTCGCCGTCCGCGCGGAGATAGAAAAGCAAATCAATGCCGCCGTTGACCGATCCCGCACAGCGTTTGAGGAAGCGTGGTCGCTTCTACAGAGCGGCAAGCCAGTCGCTGTGGACGCCGAAGAAGCAGACGCCGGATGAGTGGGGTGCCGAGAACCGGGTCTATGGTCCTGGCACCGGCTGGCCGGGGCAGCGCAATCCGAACCTGACGCCATACGCCACGCCGTTCGCCCGCGCCTTCACCGATCCGAAGTATCGCCGCGTCGTTCTGGTCACGGCGGCACAGAGCGCCAAGACGGAGACGCTGCTCGACGTGATCGGCGAGCGCCTCGACAACCGGCCGGCGCCGATCCTCTACGTCGGACCCAACAAGCAATTCATCACCGATCAGTTCGAGCCGCGGGTTCGGGAATTATTCGTTCAGGCGAAGTCGCTCGCGTCCAAGATGATCGGCGGCATTGACGGCAAGCAACAGAAGCAGGCGCTCAAGCGGGTGAACGGCACTCGCCTCCGCCTCGCGCACGCCGGATCGTCCACCGCCTTGAAGTCGGATCCCGCGTCTATGGCGCTGGTCGACGAATACGACGAGATGCTGGCGAACGTGAAAGGGCAGGGCGATCCTCTCGGCCTGGTCGAAGCTCGCGGCGATACCTATGCGGACTTCGTGGTCGGCGTCGTTTCAACCCCTTCGGTCGGCATGATTGAGATCGAGCGCGACGAGGACGCAAACCTCGAATTCTGGAAGGCGGTCGATCCGGACGCCATCGAGGACGTGAAGTCGCCAATCTGGCGGCTGTGGCAGGAAGGCACACGGCATCACTGGTGCTGGCCGTGCGTCCACTGCGGCGACTACTTCGTGCCGCGCTTCGCGCAGCTCGAATGGCCGAAGGATGCCTCGCCGCTGCAGGCTCGGCGCAACGCCTTCGTCCGCTGTCCGCATTGCGGCGGCGTGCTGGAGGACCGCCACAAATCCGAGATGAACGCGCGCGGCCGTCACGTTGCGCCCGGGCAGAAGGTCGATCGGGAAGGCGTCGTGGTTGGCGATCCGCCCGACACCTCGACGCTGTCGTTCTGGGTTTCCGGCCTTGCGTCGCCGTTCGTGACCTTCGGCCAGCGCGCGGAGACGTTCTTGACCGCGTTGCTCTCCCGCGAGAGCGGCAAAATCCAGACGGCTACCAACTCGCAGTTTGGCGAGCTTTACATCGACGGCGGCGGCGAAGTCCCCGCCTGGGAGGCGATCTTCGCGGCGCGGCTCGGCTACAAGCCGGGCACCGTTCCGGAAGGCGTCCGCTACATCACGGCGGGGATCGACGTTCAAAAGGACCGGCTGATCTACGTGGTGCGCGGCTGGGGGCATCGCGCAACGTCGTGGCTCCTCAAACACGGCGAGCTGCTCGGCAACACCGGCGAGCCGGAGGTCTGGAGCGACCTTGACGAATTCCTGGCGGCGTCGATGGACGGCCACACCATCAAGCTCGTCTTTCTGGACAGCGGCTTTCGCCCCGGCAAAAAGGAAGGCGTTCCTGTCAATCGCATCTATGAATTCTGCCGACGCCACCGGCGCTTCGTGTTCCCCACCAAGGGATCCTCGCACTCGATGCTGCGCCCGCTGGTCAAGTCGCAGATCGAAGTGACGCAGCAGGGCAAGGTTTCGAAATACGGCCTCGAGCTCGTGCGCCTCGACACCGACCACTGGAAGTCCTTCGTCCACGAGAAGCTGGTCTGGCCGGCCGATCAGCCAGGCGCGTGGTTCCTCCACAACGATGTCAACGAGAGCTACTGCCGCCAGCTCGTCTCCGAAGTCCGCGTCACCACCGAGAACAACAAGCACCAATGGATAGTGCGTTCTCGCGAAAACCATTTTCTCGACGCGGAGGCTCTCGCGGCCGCCGCGGGCTACATGCTCAACGTTCAGCATTTGCGCGGCGGGGGCGGGCGGTCCCCTCCTCGCGTCACTGCCGCGCAAACAGTGGAGCCGGAGGCGATCCAGACGCCTTCGGCTCCACGCCCAATTCCGCAACAGCCCCCGCAGCCCGCGCCGATCGCGGCGGCGACAGCGGCCAAGAAAAACCGCTTCGCCAGCCTCGCGGCGCGGCTCAACAGGTAGGATCACCACCATGCAGGCGAAGCCGCGCTTTCGAATTGGCAGCGATGGCAGCAACGCGCGCCCGGTGCCCGGTCTGCCGATGACGCGCCCGGGCACGAGCGCGGGCTACATGCGCGGCGACAGCCCGTTTTTCTATTCGTGGAACCCGGCGCTGCGCGATCAGCGCGAGGACGTTCGCGCGGGCTATCACCGCGCCGCCGCGCGCACCATCGACACGCTGCAAAACTCCGGCTGGCTTTCGGGCGGTGTCGATCAGGCGATTGTCAACATCATCGGCGACGGGCTTCGCCTTGCAGCGAAGCCGGACGCGGACGCGCTCGGCTGGACGAAAGCGACCGCGGACAAATGGGCGCGTGACGTGGAGCGCCGCTTCGAGGCCTATGCCTGCAATCCAGTGGAGGTTGACGCCGCAGGGAAGCAAACCCTCGGGCAGATGACGCGCGCCTCAGTGAACAGCTTTTTCAGTCACGGCGAAGTCGTGGCGTTGATGCCGCGTCTCTCCAACCCGTTCGCGCGCACCCGCATCAAGCTCAAGCTCCTCCCCGCGCACAAGCTGCGGCAGGACAGCAACGGCTTCGATATGTATCAGGGCGTCCAGATGACGAAGTGGGGCTTCCCGCTCGCCTATAAAATGGACCTGCGCCTTCAGCAGTGGGACGTCGAGCTTCCGGAAGTCGTTCCGGCGCGCGACCGCATTGGCCGCAAGCAAGTCCTGCACGTATACGACGGTCTCGCCGGCCAGGTGCGCGGCATCACGCCGATGGCGTCCGCGCTCAAGGTCATCCGGCAGTTTGAAAACCTCTCGGATGCGACCCTGCAAACGTCGCTCCTGCAGACGATCTTCGCCGCAACGCTGCAGAGCGAAGCGCCGACCCAAGACGTGCTACAGGCGTTGCAGGATGACGACGAGCAGGGCGTGGGCGGCGGCAGTATTGACGGGCTGCTGGACGCCAAGGCCGGCTGGTACGAAGGCGCCAAGATCGACCTCGGCCGCCACGGCAAGATCGCGCATCTGTTCCCGGGCGAGGAACTGAAATTCAATAACGCCGTAAGCCCGAACGATAACTATGAGGCGTTCGCCAAGATGCTCTTGCGCGAGATCGCGCGCGGCCTCGGCATCACGTTCGAGACCCTGACCGGCGACTACACCGGAGCGAGCTATTCCAGCGTCCGCATGGCGACGAGCGAGACGTGGCCGACCACGCTCTACCGTCGCAAGCACATCGCAGCGCCGGTTTGTCAGGAAGTCTATCGCGGCTGGCTGGACGAGCAGATCGAGGCGGGCGAGATCCAGTTCCCCGGCGGCATCGACGCGTTCCGCGAGAAGGCGGACGCAGCGACGAAGTGCGACTGGCGCGGTCCTCCGAAGCCACAGGCCGACGACCTCAAGACCATGAAAGCCCACGAAGGCTATCGCGGCATGGGCGTGATGACCGACGAGCAGATTTGCGCCGAACTTGGGCACGACTGGGAAGATGTCTACGAGCAGCGTCAGCGGGAAATGGAGCTTCGCAAGAAGCTCGGCCTTCCCGAAGGCAACGTCGACCAGGCGGCGACCGACGACCGCATGGTTGACACGCTCCTCAAGGACGACAGCGGCGCGGCTTAAACAGGGGCGATGACGATGGCGGTTGATTGGGACGATCCGTGCGCGCGCTACGCCGCGCTGCGCGATGCTTACTTTGCCGCCACAACGGGCGTCGGAGAAGTCATGATCCGCCGCAAAGGTCCTCACGGCGAGGAGGAGGTCCGCTACCACCCTGCGGACATCAATCGCCTCTTCACAGAAATGAATTCCGCACAAGCCGAGTGCGCCGTGAAAACTTCCGGCGTCAACCCGCGCCGGCGCTCCGCTATCCGCCTCGGCGCGCGGCGTCGCTTCACTCCCCCCGGCTATTACTGAGAGGCGTTCAATGTCCAGGCTCCATCACATCGCCGATCGGGTGCTCAATCGCCCGCTGATGCTGCTTCCCGACAAGCTCGCGCTGATCGCGCAAGTCTTGGACGGTCGGATCGGCATCGACGCCAGCGACTTGCCGGAGATCGAGGCCGAGCATCTGAAAAACGGCCCGGACGCATCGCGCTTCGTCGGCTCGTTCCAGCTGGCCGATCCGATGGACCCGAAGTCGGTTAAGCCGTATCGCGTCAGCGAAAAGGGCGTGGCCCTGATCCCGGTCCTCGGCTCGCTGGTGAACCGGGGCGCTTGGATCGGTGCGCGGTCGGGCATGACGTCGTATGAGGGCTTGAAGTACCAGCTGGCCGTTGCAGCTTTGGATCCCGCGGTGGCCTCCATCCTCCTCGATATGGACAGCCCGGGCGGTGAAGCCGTCGGCGCGTTCGAGGTTGCGGACGCGGTGCGCGCCGTCGCGAAGTCGAAAGAGGTTGTCGCCGTCATCAACGGCATGGCGGCCTCGGCGGCCTATGCGATCGCCAGCGCCGCCTCGAGCATCATCACCACGCCTTCCGGCGTTTCCGGCTCCATCGGCGTCGTCATGCTCCACGCCGACTATTCCCACGCGTTGCATGAACGTGGCGTGGTTCCCACTCTGATCCACGCCGGTGCCCGCAAGGTCGACGGCACGCCGTACAAGGCGCTCACCGATGACGTGAAGGCCGAGCTCAAGGCCGAAGTCGATAAATTCTACGATCTGTTCGTGTCGTCCGTCGCCACCGGCCGCAAAGGCAAGATGAAGGACGCCGCGATCCGCGCCACTGAGGCGCGCACCTATATCGGCGCCGACGCGGTGAGCGTCGGTCTGGCCGATAGTGTCGGCAGCTTTGAGACTGTGCTCGCCGATCTTTCCAGACGCGGCACAGTCCGCAACTCCAACCACAAGAGGGCTACAATGGAAGATAAGACCTATTCGAAGGCCGACCTCGATAGCGCCGTGCTGTCGGCCGTCAACGCCGCGAAAGCCGAGGCGGCTGCAAACCTGGCCGCGGCTGTGACGGCGAACGAAACTGCCGTGGCGGCAGCGCGCAGCGAAGGCGCAAAGGCTGAACGCGAGCGCGTCAAGGGCATTCTCGCGAGCGACGAAGCGAAGGGCCGCGAGAAGTCCGCGCTGCACTTCGCGATGTCCACTGGCTTGTCGGTGGACGAAACCAAGGCCGCGCTCGCGGGCGTTGCCAAGGATGCGGCCGCCGCAGCCGCGACTAACGCTCATGGCCTGTTCCTGAGCGAAAATCCTTCGACGCCGAAGGCCGACGCCGACGCTTGGGGCGACGTGGTCGCGAAGATCAACGACCAAAACAAAAAGCGTTAATCCGAGGCCGCGTTTTCTCGCCTCAAATCCCACCACTTAAACGGAGACAACTCCAATGGTTGCTACTGTTCTCACGGAAGGCCTCCACGCCGGCGCGTTCATCGTGTCGGAAGCGGAGCAGGGCTTTTATACCCGCGACCAGGTTACGGTCGCGCTCTCGCAGACCATCCTTGCCGGTCAAGTCATCGGCAAGATCGCCGTCCCCGCCGGCGTGACCTCCTCGGTTGCGGCCGATGCGGGCAACACCGGCAACGGCGTGTTCACGCTGGACGCGACCAACCCGGTCGCATCTGGGGCGCAGGACGGCGCATATCGCGTCGTTTGCATCGCCATCGCCGCCAACGCGGGCACGTTCGAAGTCCTCGACCCGAAGGGCATCGAGATCGGCCGCGTCCAGGTCGCCGCCACCTTCAACAATCAGATCAAGTTCGTGATTGCTGACGGTGCAACCGACTTCGCGGTGGGCGATGCCTTCACCGTTCTCGTCGGTCGCGAAACCGGCACCGACGAGCAGGTCGTGGCATGGACCCCGAGCGCCACCGACGGCTCGCAGAACCCGGCCGGCATCATGTACGGCCCCGTCACCACGGATGGCACCGCAACCAAGTTGGGCACGATTGTCGTGCGCCACGCCGAAGTGCGGCTCTCCGATCTGACGTTCGGCGGCTCGCCGACGGCGGCCCAGAAGGCGGCGTGCATCGAGGCGCTGCGTCGGCTCCCCATCATCTGCCGGTAAGACCACCAACCACCCGAACCTCCTGCCTACACGGCGGCGCATCCAGCGCCGCCGTTTTCGTTTCAATCCCGCGCTGAGAGCGCAAACCCAAAAAGGGAAGCACAATGCTTTCGATGAACGTTTTCAAACAGGATGCTTTCAGCGCTATCCAGCTGTCGGCTTCCATCGACCGTCTGGACTATGTCCCGACCTTCCTCCAGACCCTGCCGGGCATCGTGGAAGTCGAGCCCGTCCGCACCGACGTGATCTGGATCGAAGATCGCGCGACCGGCGCCACCATCCTGCCGTTCTCGCCCCGCGGCGCTCCTCCGCACCAGACCGGCGGCGACATCCGCAAGGCGCGGTCCTACCCGACGCTGCGCTACGCCGACGCCTCGCGCATCACCGCGAGCGAGTTGTTCAACATTCGCGGCTGGGGCAGCGAAGTGAACATCAAGACCGTGCAGGAGGAGATTGCGCGCCGTCAGTTCAAGATGAAGCGCAACTTCCAGCTGACCAAGGAATTCCACCTGTTCAACCTCATCACGAAGGCTCAGGTCATCGACCCTGCGACCAGCAGCGTGATCCAAGACTGGTCGACCGAATGGGGTCAGACGATCCCGACCGCGCTCAACTTCGACCTTTCCAACGCGACGCCGGCCGAAGGCGCGGTGCGTAAGCTCTGCACCCAAATCCGCCGCTCGATCCAGGTCAACTTGAAGGGCCTCGCCACGCCGAGCAAGATCGTCGGGCTTTGCGGCGATACCTTCTGGGACAACCTGACCAGCCACCCCGAAGTCGTGAAAACCTTCCTCAACTGGTCCGCCGCCGCCGATCTCCGGAACGGCTACGGCAAGGAATGGTCCGCGTTCCGCTACGGCGAGATCGAGTTCGTCAACTATCGTGGCACCGATGACGGAACCACGCTCGGCGTCGGCGCGAAAAGCTGCAAGTTTTTCCCCGCTGGCACCGGGATCTTCAAGTGGGCGCTGTCGCCGGGTGAAAAGTTCGAGCACCTCGGCACGCTGGGCCAGGATATGTACTCCAACATGGTCGTCGACGATGACCGTGATGCGTGGGCCGACGTCGAAGCCTACTCCTACCCGCTCCCGGTCTGCACCCAGCCGGCCGCGCTGCATCAGGCGACCACGCCCTAATAGGGCGCGTGATCTTCTAAGCTGAACGAGGCTCGCCGATGGCCGATCCAAATCCCGCCCGAACTTCAAAACTCGCGGCGTCGATGAAGAAGGCCTTCGGCGAGCTGTTCGCTCTCTACCCGATGGCTCCACAAGCCGACGTTGACAGCCGGAAGATGCCGGACGGCTCGCGCGCGGCGATGCTCAGCCTCACCGGAACGTGGGACGGTCCCTCCGACAGTAAGACGCCCAGCACACGCGGCGCGATCACGGACGACGTTGCCCACAACTGGACGGCCACTTTCCCGGCCGCGACATTCTACGATGCCGATTTGCTCTGGACGCCGCGACGTGGCGACAAGCTCGTCCGCAGGCTCGACGGTGCGACGTTCGAAGTGATCGCGCCATTTCCTGACGGCCTCGGCAAAACGATGCTGCAGCTCTCCAACAAGGCGCGATCATGAGCCTCGCCCGAACCGCGCTGCGCCTGGCCGCTCTCAATGCCTTGAAGGGATCCAGCCCGACCGCTGGCCCGACCATTGCCTGCAATCGCTTCTATGACAGCCGCATAAGCGACTTTTCGCCGGAGACCTATCCGGATGATGCGAAGCCGACCGTGATCGTTCTCACAGACGAGGACGACGGCGATGCGCTTTCCGAACAGAATGGCGGTCCGCCGTTCCGTCGCAAGATCAAGCTCGTTTTCGAATTCGCGATGGTGCAGGGCTTCGATGTTGATGTCGCCCACGGCGGCACGGAGTTTGTGCCTGGCTACCCCGCGACCGACGCCGAGCACGAGGCTTCGCTCGACCTCCTCGAATTCCAAATCATGAGGCGGCTCGCCTACGATCCGGCACCGGGATCCGTTCTGTTTCGCAACATCACCCGCTCATGGAAGCACGATTGCCATCGGCAAGTGCTGGACGAAACCGGCGTCAAGATCGCGGCTCGCGTGCTGACGCTGGAAACCGAAGTCACCGACGATCAGGTCAAGGTCTACCGGACCACCGAGACCCTGCCCACAGGCCTTGATGTTCTGCCGGAGCCACTTCGAACCGTCGCAAAAAGCCTCCCGGTTGGATCGAATGGACGGGCGATCTGCACGGCGATCGCTGCGGCGCTTGCGCCGCTCACCGTTGGCCCCTTCGCGGGCATGGATACGACGATCACGGATGCCGACAACGACACCGACGTCTCGGACAGAATTTTTGGCGCAATCAATCTGTTGCCGCCAACGACGACATACACGCCAGGAATGGACTTCCGCGATGCGCGGAACAGCCAATACCTCGCCCTGATCGGGGCTGGTCGCGTTGTTTTGCCCAACGCCCCCTATGGCGTTTTGAATTTCTCGATAGCAGCCAACAGCGGCCTTCTTGCCGCAATCGGAGAGGCATAGGACCATGACAATTCAAGTTATCGACGCAAACGGCGTCAAGCAGACGATCACGACGCTGGATGACTTGATCTCTATCGTCGCTCTGGCGGCGAAGCAGGACGCCGGCAACACGTCACTGACCGCGATCCTTGCCAAAATCTCAGCTGATCCGGCAACGCAGACCACCATGGCGGCGGTCTTGGCGAAGCTCTCGTCGGACCCCGCGTCGCAAACCACGTTGGCGCAGATACATGCCGACTTGCAGCAAAATCACACCGACGAGTTGACACTACACGCCGACATTGCGACGACCCTCCACGGCGATCTCGTAGCTCTGAATGCCGGGACGAAGGATGCCGGCCCGGCTTGGGCGAGCGTCTGGGGCGTCGGCGGGGTGCCTTTCGCAAGCGCCGATCAACATGCGGCTGTAGCGAGTGTGACCGATGCGCCGACTGTCGGGCAAAAACTTGTGATCGACGACCTGATTGTGTCCGTCGACACGGCCATGTCGGTCACGTTCAAGGAAGAAACGACGGGCAATGTCGTTTTTGGCCCGTGGTACCTGCCGGCGAACAGCGGTCCCATTCAATTCACGCCGCGCGGCAAGAAGAAGATGGGGACCGCAGACAAGAAGCTTCAGGTCATCACGAGCGTCGCCGGGAACGTCACGGTTCAGGCCGGCTATCACAGCGAGGCTTGATCGATGTATCCGCACGCTGCGCGTCCGAAGTCACGCATGAACGTTATCGACGGCTATGAAGCATATCTTCGAGCCCTCGGCCCCGCCGGCTTCTGGAAGCTAGATGAGGCGCCTAGCGCTGCGACCTTCGCAGACAGCAGCGGCAACGGCTTAACGGCGACAGGTTCAGGTTTATATCTTTCGGGTCTCGATGCGGTCGTTCCTAATTCGTCGGCTAAGTCATCGGTTCATTGGGCTGGTCTAGGTCAGGCGGCAGTTGCTAGTAGCGCGGCTCTTGATATGTCGTCTGTTTCAGCCTTTTCGTTCGTCACTACATTTTCCTTTCCCCGCGGTTCGCCGACGTCCTTTCTTTACTCCAAATGCACGACAACTGGCGCGGGCCATTACCTCATCACGTACAGCGGCATCTTTGAAATTGGGCTAGTTCAAGACGGGGGCAATTTTGCGAAGTGGACCTTTCCAGTCCCGACGACTGGAATTAAGCATCTTGTAATTTCCTTCGGTGGCAATCTTGCAACGCGGCCGCAGGTTTGGATCAACAACGTCTTGCAGACGCTTTCCGGAAGCCCGACCGGCAGTCCGACGACCTTCACAAACTCAAGTGTGTTTCGTCTCGGCGGTCGTTCTGATGGTCTTCAATGGAACGGCTTCATGCAGAACGCCGCCTTTTTCAATCGTGCTCTTACATCGACGGAAGCGACAAATCTCTGGACAAAACACCAAATCGTTGATCGCTCGAATGCGGCCCCGTTCTTATATCTCAACGATGGCGGCAGCACGGATATAGGCGACTTCGGTGCGCTTGCTTATGTCATCCACAAGCATCGGATGGGTCAAATTAATCTGTTGGGCTGCATGGTCGATGCAGGAGATGACATCACGGCGCCGGCCACGCGCGCGGTTCTCGACTACTACGGGCTGACCGGCATTCCAGTCGGTGCTTACAAAGGATCGGACATCCACGTCGGCGGAACGACAGGAACACCGGCGAGGATTGTCAGGGACGCTTTCCGGCCGGGCGATACGCGCAGCAACGCCATCTATAACGATCCTGTCACCTTTTATAATGCCCTGCTGCCGGGGCAAGCTAACGGGTCAGTGACCACAAGTGCAGGCGGATTTTTGAAGTCGGTCGCGGACTATCTCAATTCGTCCAATGCGAACAAAGCCGTCTGGAATTCGAAGATCAAGCTGTTCGAAATCACTGCGGGGCAATTTCCAAACTCATCCACCGGGGCAACCCCGCCCGGGAACTTCCCAGCATCAGGCCCCGGCGATTGGAATATTGGTGGCTCAGAGACGGGGGGCCCCAACGGTCCTGTCGAAGCACTCGCCGCGGTGAATATCATTTCTCTTTCGACGGTTCCGCATGTGTGGGGCGGGGACGAGATTTGCGGCAACGTCAATGGAGCAGCGTCTCTTATTGAAAGCGGGTTGCCTACGGATTGGACTAACTCGAACCCCTTACATCTTGGGTTTCCGACCGTTCGCACGGCCTGGGATGTGCTCGGAACGGCTCTCGCCTACCAGACTGCAAAGTACGGCGTGAGCAACCAGTTGTTTTCGCAAGTGGCAATCAATGCGCCAGTGATCGACACGGCACAGGCGACCGCCGGGCAAAACACGTCAACGGCGGGCTCCAGCAACAATGTCTATACGACGCCCAAAACAGGTGCCTTTAGCATCACTCAATGGCGCGCGTTGATGGCAAGCATCTTTGATGCTCAAGTTCCAGCGGTCAGTTAGCCCCGGACAATTCGTCGACATCAACTTGTTCCGCAGCTAAGCCGCCTTACACAAGGAAACCCCAGAATGTCTGTGATTTACGTCAAGCCGTCCCCGGGCGGCCGCGTCCGTATGCCTGATCGCGACTTCCGGCCGATGCCGGAGGAGGGTGCTTACGTTCCGCGCAACGACTACTACGAGCGCCTCATCATCGGCGGCGATCTAGTCATCACCGATCCGCCCGCCATTGAAGCGGCCGTGCCGTCCTCGATGCCGGCGAACTACACCGCCGCCGATCATCCCGTGGGCGACTACACGTCCGCGACACTCCCGCCCGTCAACAAAATCTAACGCAACGCCCGCTTCGGCGGCCTCACAGGAGAACTAAGCGATGCCCGTTGCCTTCAACTCTATTCCCTCGAACCTTCGCGTTCCGCTGTTCTATGCGGAAGTGAACGCCGGGCAGTCGCCGTATCAGGGGCCGTCGCGCACCCTGCTCATTGGTCAAAAGACCTCTGACGGAAGCGCGCCCGCCAACTCGCCCATCATTCTGAGTGGCGATCCGCAGCCGCTCGTCGGCGTCGGTTCGATGCTCTCCGAGATGGCGATCTGGGCGCGGCAGAACAATCCGTTCGGCGAAATCTGGATGCTCCCGCTCACCGATCCGGGTGGCGTGGCACAGACGTTCACCATCACCGTAGCGTCAGGCATCGCCGGTCTCAGCGGTTCGGCCTCCGTCTATGTCGGCGGCGAGAAAGTCACCGTCGGCGTGGCTCCGACCGACACCACCACCAACATCGCTGCGAACCTCGCGGCTGCGATCAACGCCGGTTATTACAAGTTCGGCCGGCTGATCTCGTTCCCCGTCATCGCGGCGGCGGCGACCAACGTTGTCACGTGCACCGCGCGCCACATCGGCGCTCTGTTCACCAAGTTTTCCATCGTGACCAACCTGGTGGGCGACGAAGGCCCGCTCGCGCAGTATCTCACCGTAGCGTCCGGCGTGACCGGCACCGGCGTCCCGGCGCTCGGGGCTGGCCTCGCCTCGCTCGGCGATGCGGCATTCGATTACATCGCCTCGCCCTACAGCGACACCACGTCGCTCGACACGCTCAAGACCTTCCTTGACGGCGTATCCGGTCGCTGGTCTCCGATCCAGCAAATCTACGGCCACTACCTCACTGTCCAGTTCGACACGTTCGCCAACCTCGCGAGCTTCGGCAGCGGTCGCAACGATCCGAACGTCTCGATCTTGGGCGTTGCCGAGAGCCCGTCTCCTCCGTGGCGCTGGACCGCTGCGTATGCCTCGCGCATCGCGGGAGACAAGAACCTCGGCGGTGAAGTCGATCAGGCCTACCGGATCAGCGTGCCGGTGCAGACGCTCGACCTGATCGGGATCCGTCCTCCGCAGGCGCGCGTGAATTGGTTCAACATCACCCAGCGCAATACGCTGTATCAGGACGGCATCGCAGGCTTCACCGTCGCGATGGACGGCACCGTCATGCTCGACCGTGTTGTGACCACCTATCGGCTCAATGCTGGCGGCCAGCCGGACATCACCTGGCTGGACATCGAGACCCGGCTGCAGATGGTCTATTTCGTCCGCTACATGAAGCAGCGGATCACCCAGAAGTATGGTCGCTGCGCGCTTGCCGACGACAATCCGACCGGCCAGCCCGCCATCGTCACGCCGAAAATCCTCAAGGCCGAGTGCATTCACATTTACTCGGAGCTGGAGGCGGGCGGCCTGGTCGAGAACTCGGACCTGTTCGCGAAGTCGCTCGTGGTCGAGAGGTCGACGGATCCGAACCGCGTCAACGCCTATCTGCCGGTCGATGTGGTGAACCAGTTCCGCGTGTTCGCCGCCAACGCGACCACCTTCCTGCAGTACCCGGCTTAATCCATCGGCGCGGCTTCGGCCGCGCCTTTTCCCGTTTCATTCTGATCCAATCGAAAGGCCCGCACCATGCACACTTCAGGCGGTCGCGTATCCGTGACCATCAACGGCATCAACTACTCCGCGCGCGGCGTCATCAAGCTGATGCCGTCGAATATGTCGGTCGCGTCCGGCGTCAACCAAGACGGCAGCTTGTTCCGCACCGTGGCACCGAAGGCGCGCACCGCTGAACTCACCTTCGACCGCTTCGTGGACGTCAACGGCGACCAGCTCACGTGGGACGAAACGGTCCTGAGCGCGGTCAACTTCGGCTGCACGTTCATCGAGCAGGACACCAACCGCACTCATCTGTTGAGCGGCGCGTTTTTCGTCGGCGATCCGAACATGGACACGTCGACCGGCGAAGTCGACGGCATCAGCATCGCCGCCGATAGTTACAAGTCCATCAAGAGCTAAGGCTCTTTAATCATCGAGGAGGGGAACTACCGTGAGCGTCACCATTAAATTGACTACACCAATCGAAGGGCCGGACGGTCCGATCAGCGAAGTCGTTATGCGCGAACCCAAATTTGCGGAAGTGATGCTTCTGGGTGAGCCGGTCGCGTTCGCCCGAAGCGACGGCGGCATGGTCTATCAGGCCGACAACGACGACGTGATCCGCGGCTACATCGAGCGGCTCGTCGAGAAGCCGGCCGATCGCGCGTTGCTGAACCAGTGCTCGTTGACCGACACTCTAAAACTCCGCGAGGCGGTGTTCGGTTTTTTTCGGGCCGCCCGAAAGGCGATCTCGGGCGATTAGTCGACCGGCTCGTTTTCGAACTCCGGTGCCTAAGCCTCTGGGAAGCGGAGCAGCTCACCATCGCGGCGCTTGATTATTGGGAAGCTCGTCTCGACCAGCGAGCCTCCACTGCGGCTCGCAAGGTCCGCCTGGCGCCTCCACCCTCCAGCCGTTGAGGCGCTCCTGAATGTCCAAGATCATCGAAGCAAAAGCCGTCATTTCGGCCGCCGACAAAACCGGCAACGTCTTTGACGCCATCGCCAAGAAGTTCAAGGGCATCGAGAAAGCGGGCAAATCGCTGGAGGGCATCAAGGCCCCGAAGTTTACCGGCGATATGTTCAAGGAGC